ACACCCCGCTTGAGGTTGCTCAAGCCCAACAGGTTGAAGCTGCCGCCACCCCGCTACCGGTGATTGACACCGCCGCATTGGGCGCTGAGGTTGAGGCGGTAACCGCCCCCCGCGTTGCTGCCGCCAAGCAGGCACTGACCAAAGCGGGCTACCTGCCTGAAGTTGCACGCGATATGGTGACAACCAGCACCGCTGATTTGCGCCGCCAACATGGTGAGATTGGTGCTGACCCCGCCCGCACCCAGATGGCTGAAGCCTTACTGGAACAACGCGGTGCGCCGGTTGCCCCGGAAGCCCGTGCGGCCCGTGCTGATCTGGAGGCTGAAGTTCAGACACTAGCTAAAGCGGTTGGGCGCACACCAGCTTCACTGCGCCAACTCCTGCAAGGTGTCACCGAGCAGCAAGCCCTGAACAACCTGAGCAACCCAACCTTGGCACAACAGCATCCGGTAATGCGGGCGCTGGGTGTGGTTCGTGGTTGGGATTTGGTTGAGCCGGGTGTTGAGGAAATCACCGCCGCCGAGATTGAAGAACCGGTAATGGGTATTGATCAGGGGATGGTCAATGAGTTAAACGCCGAGCGCCTGCTCACCCGCAGCGGTGCCATTGAGCTTTCCGATCGCTTGAATGATCTGGTTGTGGATAACGCCCCCGATGACGTGGTTGAGGCCATGATGAGTGTTTCTCGTTTCACACCGGGTGAGGCTGAGGACAGCGCAATATTTGCTGAGGACAGTGCCGCGGTTCTGAAGTGGCTGCAATCTGAAGAAGGCGCGACTGTTGGTGGTTTGCGTTACGCCGGGCAGTTGAATCGGGTACGTGACATTCTTGGCCTACGCTCGATTGGTAAAACCGAAAGCGCTTCGACCCCAGCCGATAACCAGCTTGAAGCAATGCTGCGTGAAGCCAAGAACGCACCGGATGAGGTGGTTGATCGTGACGCCAAGATCGCCGAGTTGGAACGCATGGCCGGCGACATCACCATGACCCCGGTTCAGCGCCGCGGCTATCGCGCCCAAGCTGCCAACCTACGCACCGAGCGTGACGCTGAGGCTACCGCAAACACCCCGACCGCCAGCGGCACCCGCGCCGGTGTGCGCTCCGTTCAGCGTAACTTCGAGGCCCGCGCCCAAGCTGCCAAGCGCAGTGGTGTGCTGCAAAAGCTGGGTAAGTTCTGGCGCAATGTGATGGCTTCCCGAAATGCCGGGCAGCGCACCCTGCCCAAGATTGACACCAGCGACCTGAAAGCCCCGATGCGTTCCGCGGTGACAACTGGCCGAGCCCTCCCCCAAGCGGCTTTGACCGAGATCAAGAATCGCTACAACGCCAAACTCCGCACGATGGCTGAGAAATGGGCCGCCACCAATGGTGCCAACATGGCCACATGGGTTGATCCGATCATCAGCATTGAGCCGCAATACACAGGGCGATCCGCTGGTTTCAGTATGCGCCTGCACGGTCTCGGCCGCGGTGGCAATGAAAACCCCTACGCCATTCGACCAACCCACCTCACCGCATCTTTCAGCGCTGACCACACCATTCACGCCTCAGCCCTGCAATCGGCACCGGGCGCCGCTGATTTGGCCTATCGCATTGCCGCTGAAGTTGGCGCTTTGCGTGGTGTCCCGTTCCCGTCAGATCAAACTTTGACCACGGTCAATCCGCTGCGCCGCCAACTGCAATCAATGTCGGCTGACACCCTGTTCGCCCCCGGCACTATCGACCCCCTCACATCGGGTGGGCGCCAAGGCCCCCAAGGTGTGCCGCCGGATGTGTGGCGCACCCTGACTGATGTTGAGAAGGTCGGCCTTAACGCCCTTCGTGCGGCCCACTCAATCACCGAAACCCGGGCGAACAGCGCCACCGGCGGTGAGTGGTTGGAGAATCTGGAGTTTGATCGTCAAGGTCGTATCGTGGCTGTCACCGATCCGAAGCCGATTGACAATCTGCGCACCGGCGTTCGCACCCCGTTCGGCTTTGCGCGCGGCACCGTGGTCACTGACCAAATGCTGAAGGATAAGATTGGTGAGACCAACCCGGCTACCGGCTACACTACCTTCGCACAGGAGTCCCGGGGTACGGGTGGTATTGGTGTCGATACGGCCAAGCTGGGTATCCTGAACAACACCGTTCTGAATTTTATTGAGAACAACCCAGAAGCTGAGATTCCAGCATGGATGGGTACCGTTGCCCGAAGCACTGGGCGCGCAATGGGTGGTTGGTTCTTCTCCGAAAACGAGGAAGCCGCTGCAACCGGGATCACCAAAACCGAAGCCGATCAACACTTGCGCGATGTGGTTGGCGACAAGGTGGCTCAGGTATTGCTTGACACTGGTCTCGTCCGCTTCGTGGAAACCCCGGCTGAACTAGCTGATCTCGGTGGTGTGCCACTGAGTTCGGTATCCGGCGCAGTGCAGGGTGCCACGCTGGATGACGGTTCAATCGTTTTGGTGGTGGGCAACCTGAGTGACAAGACAGCCGCCGCCGTGCTTCAGCATGAGGCCCTGCACGCCACACTGAAGGGCTTGGTGGGCGAGGGCACCTACACGCGCCTGATGGGCCGCCTTGATACCTTGCTGCAAGCTGGCGGGCAGGCTCAGTGGGTGAAGGATGCACGCGCCGCTGTTCCGGCCAACACCCCGGCCGAGAACGTCACGGAAGAGGTTGCAGCCTATGCGCTTGAGCAGTACCTGAAGAACCCGGAAAGCACCAATCCGATCGTCGCTTGGGCGCGTAACCTGATGTCGGCGATTCGCACCGCTATCATCCAGAGCAAGAGCTTGCCGGAAGCCCTCCGCGTGTGGGCTATCCAGAACATCCAACCCCAAGACTTCGCCCGCATGGCGATTGCCGGCTTGAAGAAGAGCGCTACGACCCAAGGCTCAATGCGGGAGAGCCGGCGCGACTTCGACGGTGAAATCGCAGCCCTGATGGAAGAGCACAAGGGCGCCACCCCCGAGCGCCGCGCCGAGATCAATCAGGAACTGAACAGCCTGAACAAGTTCCGCACCGCTGCGGCTGATATCAACTACGAGGAAAACACCAATGAGCCCGCAAACCTTCGAGGCGAAAATGCCCGAGTACCTGCTCAAGCTGAATACGGCACAGCCCGGGAAGGCGCCGTTTCAATCGACGCAACCCACTTCAGCAACACCGAGCGAACCACCCTCAGCACATCGGCTTATGGACGAGGTGCAAAGGGTGAAGAAGCGGGCCGCCTAGCCACTCCGGAAAACGCAGACATTCGTGACCGCACCCACTTTTATGTGAATGAAGGGCAAGGCATCACCCCTGAACAGGGTGTCGGCAGCGTGGCGCACAATGTCAAGCTGAACAACATCTACGACATCAAGGCTGACAAGCTGGGCATCCGTGCGGCGGCCGGCGAGAACGTGAGCGCTATGGAACGCGCCGTGATTGCCGCCGGGTTCGATGGTTACTATGCCCCGCAAATCGCGAACAACCAAGGCGTCGCTGTGGTGATTGGCAAGCACAGCATCCCAGTTAGCGCCGGCCAAGGTGGCACCAATCTGGTTGCCCAGTTTGAAGGTGACACCTACGCCGCTAATCTGGCCAAGTCAAAGTTGCCGGGCGGGTCAATGCTGGGTCGTGAGTGGTTGGCCAGCATCAAGGGTACCGAGTTCGACACCGCCAACGTGCGGGCTGAACTGGAGGTTCGCCAAGGCGAGCGCTTGTACCGTGACGATCTGCCGCGCTTCAACAAGTCGAGCAACGGGAACATGAAGTTCTCCATCGCACAGGAGGTCAATCAAACCGTGACCGCGGTTTCGGAATCACCGGCCCCGCGCGCTGAACTGAATGTGCTGGACAACCCCCACCGCGGCCCAGTTGAACGGGTGATGGAGATGGTGCGTGGCGTGCTGCAAGACAAGCATACGACCTTGCGCCGCTTGCAGCAGTTGGCCGGCGTGACGGTGGATCAGATAAAGATGGACACCATGGGGGCGCTTGACCGCCTTGGTTCCAAGATGGCAACCAAGCAACGCTCACTGGTCATGGAGCCGCTGGCCGCCATGGAGAACATTCTGCAAGCTGGATACACCGGACCCAAGGCCGACGAAGAGGCTTATCACGACATCAACACCCTGTTGAAAATGCGCCATGTGCCCGAGTACAACGCTCGCATGGCCTTGATCAACCCGGCCAAGTATGACGCGAACGGTGAGCACCTGACGGGCCATGACGCAGCCAACCCGGGTTCAGGTATCACCGATGAGGTTGCCTCCGCAGAGGTTGCCCGCCTTGAAGCTGGCCCCCACGCCAAGGTTCTCCTTGAAGCCGAAAAGACTTATCGCCAGATGATCCATGACCTTCAGGATTATGCTGTAGCTCAAGGGCTTGAGACCGCCGGCCTGATTGAAGCGTGGCGTGACCCTGAGACCGGGTTCCCGAACTACACACCGTTCCATCGCGAACTTGATCTGGATGAGAACTTCGGTATTGGCACGACCAAGGGTGGGCAGGCATTCTCTCTGCGCACCGGTATCACGCAGCGGGCCATGGGTTCGAAGGCTGAGGTCGTTGATCCGCTGGCCAGCACCCTGATTCTGGGTACCCGCATTGTTCGCCGCGGTGAGAATGCAGCCGTCGCCCGCACGATGTTTGAGTTTGCCAAGGATGTCATCCCGAACTACCTGTCAAGCAACGGCGAGTTGAAGCCGATGTGGAGTGTAGATGTGGTGCCGCAAACCCGCGTGCTGAAGCGTGTCAATATCTACAAGACCCGTATGGCCAACGGCGAAATGTCACCTGAATTCTACAACCGGGAGCAGGCCCGCCTCTATGCTGACGCTCAGCAAACCATCTGGGTAAATCAAAACCCAGATGCTGATCCAACCACCAGTGGTATTCAGGTTGATCTGCTTGGCGCCGGTGAGCGGGTGTTCAGCCAACCAATCCCAGACACCATGAATCGCGACAACATCATGGTGATTCCGGTCAAAGGTGAAAACCACATCATCACCTTTGACGAGGGCTCCGCTGACGGGATGGCAATCTTGCGCGCCTTGAAGGGTAAGGATGGCCTCGGTGCCGGCGCCAAAGCTGCAAGCAAGTTGCTCACTCCGTTCCGCATGTTCTCCCGCTGGACGGTGGCAATGGCGACAGGGTACAACCCGATGTTCATGCCGTTCAACTCCATGCGTGACGTGTTTGGTTCGATGATCAACGCCAAGGATGGCGGGGTGCCGGGTTGGAGTTGGAAGGATAGTCGGCAAATTGCGTATCAGTTCCCAGCCGCTTTTGCTGGCATCAACGCGCGCCTGCATGAAGAGTTCCAAGCCCGCCATAGCAACACCGGCGCCGCCGCCGAAGCTGAGCCCGACTCATGGGGTTGGTGGATGGACCAAGCCGAGCGCGCTGGCGGCATGACAGGGGTTATGGAACACATCGCTGAACCGGAAGAGGCCCGCACAATGCTGCGTCGCCTGTATGGTTCTGAGGTGGAGGCTCAAGCTCTTGGTCCAAACGAGGTCAAGGATTGGTTGAGCCGGGGTCAAAACACCCTGCTTAAAATTGGTGACAAGTTCTATAAATTCGGTGAGGGTGAGACCAAGGGTGTTGGTGAGTGGGCTTCCAAGCAAATCGCCGCACGCATCAAGCGTTTCAACTCTGCATCTGAGGCTGCCACACGCACTATCGTGTTCAAGAAGGCAACCGAAAAGTACATGGAGCAGGGTCACAGTCAAGCCGAGGCAATGCAACTGGCGGCCGTGGTGTCGAAGAACATCTCGACCAACTTCAACCGGCGCGGTAGTTTCTCGACCGCATTGAATCAACTGTTCCCGTTCTTTAATGCTGCGGTGCAAGGTTCCGCCCGACTGGCTGAGGCCCTGTTCGAAAAGGAAACCTACACCATCAACAAGGATGGCCACGTCGTCACGGACCAGCGCACCCGCATCACCCCGTTCGGTAAAAACGTGCTCAAGGGCATGGCGTCAATCGGCGCGGCGCAGGCTGCCCTTCTGTTCGCTGGCGGGTTTGATGATGACGAGCCGCCGCAATCGGTGAAAGACCGCAACTTCATCGTGCCGCTGGGTGACAAAAAATACTTGATGATCCCCATGCCACACGGCTTCAACACGCTGGTTAATTTCGGCCGTGAGATGACGCAAACTATGGGTGCTGCGGCAAGTGGCAATTTCAAGCAGGCCCGCAAACACTTCAACGCCGCAACGCTGGGTCAGATTTCAGCCTTCAACCCGTTCGGCGGGCAAGGCGGTCTGGGGCTTACCATCAGCCCGGCATTGAGCGACCCGGCAATCGCCCTGTACTTCAACGAGGATGCGTTTGGCCGCCCGATTGCCCGCGAAGACTTCAACCCGCGCAACCAGACCCCGGGCTTCACGCGCACCAAGGAGGGTGGCAGCACCAGTGGGCGGGCTGTGGCCCAACTTCTGAACAGCATCTCAGGTGGCAACGAGGATCAGCCGGGTGGTATCAGCCCAACAGGTGACCAGATTGACTACCTGCTTGGCGAACTGGGTGGTGGCCTGACCCGTGAAGTGCTGAAGGCTGGTAAGGTTGGGTGGGCCGGCGTCGAGGACGTGACCAGCACACCGCGTGAAGAGTTGCCGGTCAGCAAGGTGCCGCTGATTGGCCGCCTCTACGGTGAAGCCAAGGGGGCGGTCGGCATTCGCACCCGGGCCTTCGAAGTCAGTGGGGAACTGAACCAACTGAACAACCGCTACAAGGGTTTGATGGAGCGCGCCGCGGCTACACCGGATGCGGCTGAGAAGGAGGCACTGCGACAAAAGGCCCGGGAGTTCAAGGCTGACAACCCTGAAATCTCTTTGGCTGATGACTTCAACCGCTTCTACACTTCGGACAGCAAGGCCAAGAAGCAACGTGCGCTGGCCCGGGGTAACAGTGAGGTGGGTAAGGTGAATCGCATCACTGAGTCCCAGACCGAGAAGGCGACCGAGTTGCTTGAAAAGTACGACCTGTTGGCTGATTAATAGGGGGTCGGCGCCCCGCTGTTTCCCGCAGCCCTAGACTCCTTTAAAATGGAATGGTCGGATGGGGCGCCGATTGATCTTAGGTGACCTTGTTCGTCACCAGTGAATAAAGGTCTCGCACAATTTCAGCCCGGGAAATCCCGGTTTGCTGGGCAATCCCGGTCACGATTTCAGCAAGGCACTCAAGGGTGAATGCTGGGGAACCGGCACTCACCACTTTGCCTTCGAGATCGTCGCCAACCTGCTTGAAGCTGGCGTGGAATCGGTTGCTCACTTTGATACCACCCAAACGTAGGCGACAACCCCAATCACCAGTGCAACAGCCACCAGCCCAAGGGCGATCCATGGTGATGGCAAGGGTGAGTTATCCTGCACGAACGGCACGGCTGGGTTGGGGTCCGTGCGGGCGAAGCGCTGCGGATCGCGCAGGTGCTTCGGCAATTCCGATCCAAACTTGGTCATGGTTTTCTCCTGTTTCATAACTCAGGGTGAATGATACCACCCGCCCTGATTGTTTGTCAAGCGGTAACGAACTCAACCTCTTGTGAGGGGGCGGCTGTGATCACTCGATACTTGCCGCGGTAGAGGTCAATATACCCCTTGTAGGTACTCTCGCGCACCTCAAAGACGCGGCGCTCGCGATCCCCGGGTAAGCGAACCTTGTCGCCAAGGTTGGCCATGTGGAGGCGTTTCTTCGGTTCATTGCTTGGGAACATACGGGACACCCATATTATGTAAGTTGGAAATTGTTTCGGAGATATAGCGCTGCACGTCGATATCATTCGGCAGTTCGCTGGGTAATTTCATCATGGCGCAGCCGCCCTCACTCTTCGGCACCAGACTACCAGCCTTGCAGGTGCGAATGCCTTCGCTGTACTTGGGGTTGGTGCTGTAGTACCAGCGAGCCACACGCCCCAGCTTGACACCACCAGCGCGAACCTCAGCCTCAATGCAGCGGCGCCCGGTCATCAGCTCGGTACCTTCCCAGTCATCACCCATCTCCCACTTCTTGCCGTTGAACTTATAGCCGTGTGCCGTCAGGTAGGCGGGCATGTCGGCCGGCTTTTCAACCGCGGTGCATTGCATAGCCCCACCATTCACCGTGCGGGCTTGCAGGAAGTTGGGCAGGTTCTCCAGCGACAGGTGGGCACGAACGAACTCATGCACCGGCGTGTCGTGTGCCAGATAGGCTTGGGCCGCCAAGGTGCAGACCTCGTTGGTGGGGTTCTTTTGTAGGCCCGATTCAGCATAGAGCCCTTTGCATTTGATCTTACCCTCCGTGGTTATGCCGATGTAATTGTTTACGTCCTTGTAGGCGATCTTCCTGAAATGGGCATACTCGAATTCGAAGTTGGTGGTCCAGCCATACACCTCAATCAGCGCTTTGGCTTTCACGATCAAAGCTGGCGGGCCACCAAAGGTAACGCCGTCGGTGTTGGCCGAGATCACCGTGACCCCCATTTGATCCAGCTCATAAATCAGGCTGAGCAAATAGAATTGCCCGGTCAAGGTGGTGGCGATCATCAGGTCCGGAGCATACAGCTTGGAGAACATGGAACCGAACTTGCCATAGCTTCCGTTCAGAACAATCTTGAACGTGTCGGCGACCACCTTGTTACCGCTGTGCTTGGCGGCCAAGCGCTCTTTGATAATGCCGCGATACAGGGGTAGAAAGCCGGCACCAAGGTTGCGTGGCGACAAGCCAGCATTGCTGATGATGGTCGGGTACTGGGAGCCGATATCGGCATCCACGATTTCGAAGTCGGGGGTGGCTTCCCAGAACACGCAACGGTCATGCTGCGAGTGCAGGCCGCCAATACCCATTTGGTAAATTCCCTTGCCGATCAACACCGGTTCGTCGGATAGGAAGTCAGGCAGCATGACCGACCCGTTGCCCGGGTGAATCTTGAACTGGTGCCGCTCCACCCGGCCAAGGATGTCGAGCAGGATGGGGCTGCGCGGCCGGATGAACGGGGGTGCCTTGTAGGTGACGGTCTTCGGTACTTCGGCCTTGGCTGATCGGCCAATCCCTAGTTCCTTGGTGATGATTGCCTCAGCCATCTGAGCATCTGACTTACTGCACAGGTCAATGCCGTAGCGCTCGCTTACCTGCACCCGCAAGTCGATCTGCTTCTTCACCCTGTTGTAGAGGCGCTCGGTTTCGTCAAGGTCGTTGTCGCAGTAGTCGGCCAAGATGTCAGCCTGCCAATCCTCCAACCAGTCTTCGTGGTGGAATGGCATATCGACCAGCGAAGGCGAACCCATGCGGGCGCCGTACAGTTTCAGGCTGACCATCACGCCCGGGGCAACCTCAATCAAGTCAAGGTGATCAATCAGGCTACCGTCGGCCGTGATGATGCGCTCGATAGCATAGTCCCGATAAGTCATCCACTCAGGCTTGTTGTTGGTAATGATGTCGTTGGCCATCCCCTTCAACTCGCGCACACTGGCACCGCTGGCCGCCGCCACAGCCAATGGCATGTCGAACTTGATCCCGTTGAAACTGACCCACTGAAGGGCCGGGTTGCGCAGCAGGAGGCCAAGGCGCTCCATGTCGTCAGGGTTGTGGCCCCAAAGGCGCATACGCTTGCCGTCGCTCAGCCGCTTGGCTGCGAACAGGTAGTGGGACGGGACAATTTCGCTGTCCAGAACGATTACTTCTTTTGACATTGGAGTTGTCCGAGTAGTAGGGTGAGCACGGGGGCGGCTTTGGGTTGTTTGAGTTCGCAACCATCAATCACAACCCGCTGGTGCAGGTCGATCAGCAGTTGGCCTTGGCGCCAATAGGGTACCGAGTTGCCGGCGATGATCGAATAGAGAACCTGCCGGGTCATGTCACAGCGCTCGGCAATCTGCTTCTTCGGAATGGATTTTTGACATAGGCGCCCGATCAGTGCTGCCCAGTTTGGCTCAGTAATATGGGCCATCACCGGTGCGTCACTGGTCTTGCGTTCGTAGGTTACTCGTCCCATGTTGGTCTCTTATATGTGGGTTCAACCTTGGCGCCGGAAAGCTCGAAGCTATCCCACGCCACCGCATTTGTCTCATCGGTGTAGCCGGATGCGGGCAACAGGTCAAAGACGGCTGAGATGAAGAGCTTGGCTTGAACTATCTGGCGGTCTGTCATCTCGCCTATGTTTAGCTTCGCGTAGGCATCCCGCAACTGCTGGTCACTGAGGTTCATTGAGTAGGTCTCGCAGGTATTCAGGGTGCGCAACTTGCGCCATGATCTCGGTGATGAACACACCCCACCACTTGAGCCGGTGACCCCGGCGCTGGGCGATGATGTTCCGCAGCACCCCATAGTTGAGGGTCACCATGCGGCGTTGAAGGAAGCCTTCAGGGAGGTTCAGCTTCAGCGTATTGATGTCACCCTTGGCCCGCAGGTGAAGGTGACAGAACTCACTGATCACGCTGGCATCCGTACCCACCTCGAAGTCATCAAACCGCGGCGCCCGCTTGGCCAAGGTGTGCATGGTGCTTTCTGAGTTGGCCACCACACCCACCTTGTAGGTGTCGAACTCAGACCAGAAGGTACGGCACGCCTCAATGTCGATCCACAGGGCGATCTGGCGCAGGAACTTGTTGTGCCCGGCATCCAGTGGGGCCAGCAAGGGGGCGCGCTTGAGGGCACGCTCACGCTGGGGTGACCACCACTCCGCTGGATCAACGGCGCGGTCCTTGTAGCTGTACGCCATGCCGCGCAGGGCGAGATCATGGCCAGCTTCGAGCAGGATATTTACTTTCACGACTTGTCCTTCCGCAACTCTTGGAACAACTGCATGGTGTGCAGTGCCTTGGCGATATCCTGATCGCCGCCCTTCTGCTTTTCACGGGCAAGGTAGGCGATGACAGTGCCCTTCATATGTCCGCGCAGTTCTTCAGGGGTCATCCATTCGGCGAGTACCTGCCACGGTTGATAGTCGCCCATGGTTTTGTAGTGGTCACCGCCAACCTGAACATCCTTGGCGGTGGTGGGTGATGGTTCCGGTAGGGGTGGGCAGCTTGGCGCACTGAGCGCCTGCCAAAAGGCCGGGCTGGGCCGGGTTTCCAGCAGGCTAACCCCAAGCTCGGTAAGTTGATAGGCACCATTTGGACCATGGTAGCCAATCAAGCGGGCCGATTGGGCAGCAACCAACTCATCAACGGTGAAGGGTTCATAGCCCATTGCGCTGAACTTCCTGACAAAATCAATCGGCGACATATTCATTTCTTTCTCCTATTCGCAGGCGTAAAGAACCCGGGTCTCCCCGGGCCGTACCGCATTGGTGCTGCTTGAAACTTAGAACTCAGCGAAGGCCGAGAAGGCGCTGGCTGCATCCTGACGCCCGTCGATACGCTCACCGCGCTCAAGGAACATCACGTTGTTAATACCGAAGCTGACACCCTTGTTACCGCTGCTATCAAACCAGAAGGCATTCATATCGGCGCGGATATAATCGCCGCTGAAAATCTTTTCGATCATCGGGCTCAGGCCTGAATCGACAATGCCCGGGCGCTCGTTGGCGCTGACGTTGATGACCCAGCAACCCTTGCATTCCGGACCGTAGGCTTCACCTGAGTTTGGCTTAACGCCGTCGCCGTCGTGGATGGTGCGCGGCACAGCCTTGTAGAAGGCCTCATCCTTGCCCGGGTTGGTCTTGCGCTTGACGCTCTCACCAGCTGCGAGCAGGCGGTCGTAGGTCACCTTGTCAGACTTGGGGATGAGCAGGGCACAGCCGTACTTCAGAACATTCTTGTCGTTTGGCTTCGGGGTGTAGAGTTGGTCAGCATAGGAAACGCGGACTTTTTCGGTGATGACTTGATTTGGCTTTGCCATTTGTATTACTCCAGATAGGATGAACGATAATCAGACTAGGGTCTTAGCGATAATTGCTACCACCAAGACCCCATTGTATCAGCTACTAACGCTGCGGTCAAGCATTTTTAAACGCTTCAGCTGCTGCGGTGTCCTTGTCGATCGGCGCCCGCTTGTCAGCGATACCCACAAGGATGGGGCTTCCGACGATGCGGTCGATGGTGTCACCCAACACCTCGTCAGTCTTCAGCCCCTTCTCCTTGATCAGCTTTTCGAGGGCCGTGATCCCCAGCATTTCAGGCTCGGTCATGGGTTCGATACCGACAGCGCGCAGGAGTCCAATCGCCTTAACCTTGTCGATGATCTTCCGCATAGCCCGGCCGGCGACGAACTTGAGCCCGGTAACCGGCGCCTCATGGGCTCGCTTGGCAACCTCCTTCTCGACATCCTCGACCCACTTCTTGATCAGGCTGGCGTTGAGGAAAATCTTGACCAACTCTTCCTCAGTGAGTGCTGATTTGTCGGTGCAGGTTGGCATCACAGAGGCAAAGTCAAATGCGGCCAGCTTCAGGTTATTCTCAGCCCGCTCCCGGCACACCCCCTTGGTGGGGCACCACTTGCAATGTGCCCCGGGCACGGCCAGATCGGTACCCGCGTGAGCCCGGGCGACCTTGTGTTCGTTGGCCTTTACCCATGCCACCAACTCTTCAACCGGGTAGGTTGCCGACACAATGTTATTGCGCCGCGGCTGATAGATATGCACCTCAACGGTATGCACTGGCACACGGGAGAGCCAGTCAAGGGTCAGCGCCCCAATGCCGTAGAGCAGCAGTTGGGTGTTGTCATCGGCCTCGACCAGAACCCCTTTGCCATACTTCAGGTCAATGACCTTGAGCACACCATCGGCCGTGACAACCACCGCGTCAGCTGTACCCCACACATCGAAGGCCGGGAAGATTTGCAGCTTCTGCTCGATGAACAACTCACCCTCGCCGGTGTGGCGGCGCACGTAATCCAGATACCCTTGGATGTAGGTTCGCATCTCAGGTGAATCATACTTGGCGTGGTCCTTGGGGAACTCGGCGCCGTGGGCGTCACAGGTGAGCCGCAGACAGTGTTCGCCAAGGGCGTGGGCGGCCGTACCCTCACGGGCGTGCTCGCTGCCCTCGTCCTCGGTTTCAGGGGCGCGCACGATTGAGGCAGGGCACTCAAGCCAGCGGTCGCTGGACGAGGGGCTGAGCTTGGCGTGCAGCGTGGTCGGTTGTTCGGTCATACGGGTCGATCCTCCGTAACCTCAATGATGTATTCGGGGTTAGCCCAGTCCTCTTCCAGTTGGAAGAAGTGGTCATTGTTTGGGTTGGCGGTTGGGACGGTGGCCACATCCTGCTCACTGATGTGGCGGATATGGGCCGCATTGACCCACCCCCCACCCTTGACGTGCAGGAAGGTGGCGCTCATTGCTCGCCGCCAAGCGGGTTAGCCTTGGTCTGTTGCACTGAGGCGTCACCATTGAAGCGCCCGCGCGCCGCGTAACTGCGATCAGCCGGCACCTCATCAACGTGATAGAACAGCATCTGGCCGATCTTGTCGCCCGGGTGTAGGTGAATGCTGTGGAAGCGGCTGATGTTTTGCAACTCCAGCGTCAGCACAGAACCGTTCCAACCGGGATCACACCACGTTGCGAGGGCGTTGTTCAGGCCGATGCGGGCACCGCTGGACTTCAGCTTGAATTCACAGGCGATGTTGTTGGGCAGGTTGAACAGTTCGACCGTGTGGGCGAGGATGAATTCACCCGGCGCCAAGATGTAACCCTGTTCCCCCATAACCACCTTACGCATGCCAAGTGGGTCGCGGTCACGCAGGCTGACACAACGCCCACACTGCCAATTAGTGCCCTCCTCAACCAAGATGTCAGCGCCCAAGCGAACATCAATAGATGCAGCATTGATGTGATCGAAAGGGATTTCCGCCTTCACACCTTCGGGGGTGAGATCATAAATGACCCCAACCTGAGCGGCTGCAAGCAGCCCGTCGAAAGACATTAAACCGTTGTTCATTGTTGCTCCTAGAAAAATAAAGACAAGACCGTGGCTATGAAAAAGCCGAAAAAGAAGCACAGAAAAAACCATGCCAACCCGACAGCCCAGCCTGAGTAGTTACGACGATAGCGTTGCATATTCACTTTCAATTGCGGAGGGTGGCAACTCAGCATCCACTTCAATTTCAAGGTAAATGTTCTTCATCGCCACACCCGTGTTCATGTGGATAGCCAAGGTGTGATCATAGTCTTTGGCGTACCCACCGGCCAAGTTGCACACCACCGGGATGCCGTGGCGCCGGGCCGTGCTGAACACAATCAAGTCGCGAATGTAAAGCTGGTCAATGCTCAGGGCACCACCCAGCGGATCACCAACCCAGTTGTCAGCGCCGGCCTGATAGAAGATAACGTCGGGCTCAAACTCTCGCAGCTTCAACCCAAGCTCGGTGGCAAAGCGGGTGAGGGAAACCCCCGAATAATGGCCGTGGGTGTTCCGGCTTTGAAGGTATTGGCAATACTCACCCATACCAATCACCTTGATGATGTCGGCGCAACCATCCCCGTAGTGGGCATCCTCGTCAATGATGAGGGTCTTCAGGTCAAGGTGCTTCTGCATTTCGTAAGCGCTCAGGGTGAGGGCGTCAAAAGTACAAAAGCCAGAGGAACGGTCATGCGCTGCATGGTGAAAGCCAGAAGTCAAAGACCACACAACGCCAAGGTTTGCCCCGTCGGTGACAGCCCAGTTAGCGGCGGCCAAGAAGTTGCCAACGGTGTGGCGAATAGCGGTGATGGACTTGATCGAACGATTGCCGAACCCATCTGGAATTTTTGCAGATAACACACCACCCACATGGTCAGCATCATGCACTTGAAGTAGGCGCTCGGGTGAAACCGCGGCGACACCTTGGTTGGTGATACGGAATGCTGGGTCAAGCGCAATGCGCCGAGCCAACAGACCCGGCTTCAAGGGTGACTTGCTAAAGCTGGCAGCATCATGCACTTGGGCGTCGCTGTAAAACACTGGAATGGTTTTCATCGTATTCTCCTGTTCGATTCACCAATGATACAGCAACCCAGCGTTAATGTCAAGCACTAACGCTGGGGTATGGTGCTTACGGGAGCTTGGTGGTCAGCACTGCGCCCAAGGTGTTGCGCTGTTCCGGTGACAGATCAGCGATGCGAGCCGCGCCGAGGGCCGTGATCTCAGCCTTCACCACTTCCGGACCAACCGCCCGAGCAACACGGCCGGCGAGGTCTTGAATCTCGGCTTCGGTGTAAGCCTTGCTGGCGCCAGCCGGGGCTGCGGTTTCGTAGCTGTCCGGTGCGGGTTCAGAAGGGGATGCCGCAGCAGGAGTGCTGGATGCAGCTGGGGCCGCGGTCGTATCCGTCACGGGCGCAGTTTGGGTAACAGCAGCTTGGACGTTTCCCGCTTCAGCCTGTTCGGCCGCTTCAACTTCTTCCGGCTGGGTCTTCGGCGCCTCAGCTTCGAGTTCAGCCTTGGTGCGGCGGCGACGCTTCGGTGCTTCCACTTCGGTACCGGCTACCACCGGGGCGGCGGGTTCAGCGCCAAGCGACGTGGTGAATTCCGGCTCATCCAGACCGCCAACCAATTCATCCAGACCGCCAACTTGCGGTGCGGCGCCCGCACCGGCGGCCAGTGCGATGAAGAATTGGGCCAGTGCCAGATGCTGCACTTGGGTGGTGGAACCGTCGATGTTGAACTTTGCCTTCATGGTATTTCTCCTGTTTGGAATTTGTGCCCCCGGTTTATTGGCGCCGGGGGCTTCGCTGTATTGCGCTTGCTACCAGCCCCGATCCAATGGGGCCAGCACATTACTTGGGATACTTATGCAGCTTGACTGACACGCTCGACAGCACCCACCTGCTTGGCCGCATGGTTCTCACGGGCCTTGGTGATCAAGTCCAAGGCACTGGTGCTGGCCACGTTCAGATCATCGAAGCGGGTTGCATCTTTACGATCCTCAACCAGCGTGAAGGTGCCGGCTTCAGCATCATCAACGCGAACATGCTTCCCATTGACATGGGAAAGAATCTGCTTGCCGGTGCGGGTAAGCGGGTCGGAGCCGTAACCCTCTGCCGGGGTGACCGAAAGTGGGTAGATGCCGTTGGTTTCGAAATGTCCGTTCATGGTGTTTCCTTTTTCAGAATGAGGTAGGGATTTGCTTTGACTCCCACCCGGCCACATGGTTCTTTACCAATTCGCGACATTCATCTTTAATCGCGTTTGGTACCCACAGACCGAGCAGCATGCTATAACCTTTGGCCCGCATTCGGGCGGTGTATTCGGTCTGCCGCTGGGTGCCAGTTTTAATTGGCGGTCGCGGTGCTGGGGTCGATTGCGACATTCAGTTGCTCCTTCTGGGCTTGTGCTGCTTCCACCTTGTCGGCGACTTCAGCGAGGTGACGGACGAAATCGCCGACGGTCGGGAACGGTTCTTCGAAGGACTGATTCACATAGTCCAGCGAGAACAGCAGGGTGGCGAACAGCTTGCTCGCATCCTTGCGGAACTTCAACTCAGTGACACCGTTTTCATCGGCGCTCAGGTTGAAGAAGAACGGGGGGACTTCGGCCGGAACTTCAGTCGGAGGATTGACGCCGGCAAGCCCGAGTTCGACAGCTTGGGTGTTCTCGTTCATTATTCACCTTCCTTCTTGGTTGGCTGGGAGGGGTTGTTGGTGCGGGAAGCCTTGAGCTTGGCGGCGATACCGCGCAACACTTCAAGGAATGCGGGGTCGAGCTTCACTTCCTCGCCCTCAAGTTCCGGCTGGCATTTCTCGCAACCCGGGCACTCGCCGAACTTCTCGTTGCCAAAATGGTTGAGGCTTTCGATCAGTGCGATCAGGTGCTTTGGCTCGAAGCCTTCAGCGGTTACCACCTCAACCTTACCTTCACCGTTGCCAGTCTGGGTTAGAGTAGCAGTGATCAGCGGCTTGACCTTCTTCTCCGGGTTCGGGTTCTTGCTGTTAAGCGCAACCTCGATTGCAACCAGTGCGCCACGCGGATCACGAACATCATGTTCAGTGAGGATGCGGCGGATTTCCTTCAGCTTACGGCTCATCGGTATCTCCTGTTTAGATGGTGTTTCTGTAGCGAGGTTCTATGGTATCAAGCGCTAACAGTTTCGTCAAGCACTGTCGTGAATTATTTACATCCCAAAGCGAATAGGGAAGGGTGAGCCCGGCTTCACCGTGACCGAGCGCGGCACCTTCAAGGCGCCAAAGCTGGCACGGGCCAAGGCTTCTTGGGCGGTTAGGGGGATCGGACCATCAGCATTCACTTGGCGGCGCAACCACTTGGTTGAATCGCGCTGGGACACGCTGGGTTTATGGTGCCACAGGTTGTACCAATCAACGCCAACCGGGCTTTGCCGCCCCTCGCTCATGTAGTGGGCAACCAGTGCAGGGGCGCCGGCCGCCGTGTTCCTGATCTCGTAATCCACATGGGACACCGGGAAGGTGCGGCTGCCGTCCTCGTTCTTCACCACACCCGACACCAATAAACCTGTCACCGGGTCAAAGTTGTGGCCGGGCCGAGCCTCTCCCGGGGGGAATTCGTGACCGCATACAGGGCAGATGCGTAGGCCGGCGAGGATGATGTTGTAACAGTCATCGCACATCTTGGTTGGGGTCTCGCCAGTCCTCAGGCGCGGCGGGTTGCCACCGATCTCGTCAATCGGCCCGAGTTCAATGCTGGTCTCGGTGAAGTCGGCAACAAGGCAGTCATACTTGCCATCGAACAGGCGCATGCCACGGCCACACAGTTGCACCCAGATCAATCCGGACTTGGTTGGGCGTAGGTTGGCAATGCCATCACAGATAGGGGCGTCAAAACCGACTAACAAAACCTCGCACGCGACCAAGTATTTCAGCTTGCCAGCGCGGAACCGGGCGATGATGGTGTCACGCTCCTTGCTGGGTGTGCTACCCAGTACGCACTCAGCCTCACCGCCGAGCAGCCGTAGTTGTTCAGCCACATGCAGGCAGTGCTCCACGCCGGTGCAAAACACCATGACCGCATTGCGCTCGCTGAATATATCGGTGATCTCTTCAGCTACCTTGCGGTTCGTGTCATCCACATCCACCGCGGCTTGGAGTTGGCCAATAGCAAAGTCACCTTGGCGGTTGTCAATCCCCACCCCGGCCGTGCTGAGTTGGGTCTTACCGCGATAGGGGGTGAGCTTGGTGAGGTAGTTGTCGCGCAGCAATTCGCCGACACCCACTTCAGCGGCAACCCCGGTAAAGATTGCCTTGTCGGCGGGCAGCAGGTGTAGTGCGGTGCGGTTGGCCGAACCATCGAAGGGGGTGGCCGTGAGCCCGATCACCCGCAGGTTGGGGCTCCGCTCCTTCAGGGTCTCGATGAATTCCCGATATCCCTTGGCAGCGTAGTGTGCCTCGTCAATCAGGATGTAACTGACCCGGGGTAGCTTGGCTGTCTGGTTCCGGATGGATTGAAACCCGGCGATCGTGATTGGGTTTAGCTGCTTCTTACCCAGTGACGCTGAGTAAATGCCCGCCTTCAAATGATGCGGTAGCTTGGCGTGATTCTGTTCAACCAATTCTTTACGGTGCGTCAGCACTAACACCATACCATCCGAGCGTTCGGCGAGTTGCTCACACAGCTTCGCCACGATCACGGATTTACCGGATGCGGTAGGGGAGACAATCAGTGGTTGCGATTCCGGATACTCCTGCAAATGTTTCAGGGTGCAGTCGATCAACCGGGCCTGATAGGGGCGCAGCTTTAAATCCATAGTTAAACCTCAATCAGCGCAATTAGAACTCAGCAAAATCGGTACGGGCCGGAGCCTCGCGAACATCGCAAACCACCTCAACACCTGTGCGGCGAGCCCGCGTCAAGCGATTACGATCAGGATACTTCTGATCGAAGGATAAGTCAAGCACTAACACGGGAAGCGGCTTGCTGCGATCCTGATCCGGTAACCACGGCTGCCCGTAGGCCACGAACTTTAGGCGAGCCAAGCCCAGCATCACCGCATGATCTCGGCCGCTGAACATAATCGCTTCGATCTGCTCGCCGGTCTTGGTCAGGCGGATATCAACATGGTACATGCGGTGGCGCGGCGTCGGCCGGCTCGCCAGCACCAAGCCCTCATAGCGACCTTCAGGTAAGGCTGACATTACTTTCTCCGATTCCGACGAAGGGCTTTAGCTCGCCCGGGGTTGAGGAAAAGTAGAACCTCAATCTCTTTCAACATGAAGCCTGCTTGAAAGAGATTATCAACTGAAGACCGCATCGGCCCATTCTTTTCAGCATCACGACCAATGTGGGTCGCTGACATCTTAGCTTTGGTTTCAGCGGAAGCTACTCGACCTTTGTTCATCTGCGCCATTTTATTTATCCACCCTTCATTAAACGGCAACCTACCTCTGACCCACCCAAGTTCAACATAAAGATCAAGCCACTCAAGATCAATTTGACCTTGGTGATTACTGCGTAAATCATGCACCCACACACGACCAATCTTTTTCAATCTGAACTTTTCAATCGACTCTTGGCGGTGTTTCCGGCCCAACATGGGGTGATTCAAACCACTAACTTTTGCGCGGTGAATCGGGTTGGCCATTGGGTTGTTTGCCCGCATGAATGCTGCGAATTTTTCACTCTTCCAATTGGGGTGGGCATCACCGATTGGGGCCTCGCCACCGCCAGTCAAGTTGTATCCGTTCGGCGCCCGGGTGTTGAATTTGGAGATGGCTTCGACCTCAAGGCGCGACAGTTCATCCCGGTCATCAGTAATGGCGAGCGTTTCAAGTTTGAAATTATCAGCACCGTACTTGTTGATGGCACGGTGCAGCGGGAAGCGGCTTCGATTGCGAGCGTCGGCGATGTGCTCTTTGAATCGACAATCAATCGAGCGACTGGTCAGGCCGACATATTGTTTCCCAGACCCCTCGCATGTCAAAAGATAAACGCAACCCATTGTCATTCACCTTCAACAATACGATGGCTGGTTAATACATTTGGAACGAACGGAAGTGCAATTTGTATAATACTTCCCTGCATGAGTTCAGGCTGAGCATCAAACCCGCGCAACGCCGACAAGGCCTTACCCGCGGCAATGCGGTCGGTGTCCTTCGAGTTGGGGCTGAGCATCACCGAGCGGTAGGTCATCTCGACTTCGGCGATATCGGTCTTGGTCCATTCACGCACCTCCCGGCGCAGCTCTTCAATGCGCTCCTTGGTCTCAGGTTGCTTGAGCAGCACCCGGGATTGGTAGGCTGGGAGATCAGGCTTGATCACCAACTCACGGGGCTGGTTGTTATCGTCATAGTCGGTGACCACCTCGCTGAAGGCCAACTCATACGCATCACTCGGCAGCTTGCCGAACACCACGATCAGGCGGCAGAACTTTTCAGCCTGCTCACTGAGTAGTAGGGCGTGATCCTCTTCTTCAGCCCGGGCCTTGACGATATCGCTCTCGCTGGTGAGGTGGGTTCCACCCGGCTCCGTGCTGAAGCCTAAGTACATGTCATCGAAATTTAATAGGGGTTCAGTCACGATCAATCCTTTGATTCGGGTCGAATGAAGAATAGGCGCGCGTTGTTTTCCCCATCCTGATAAGCAACGCCAAGTTCAATCAGCAATTCAGTTGCGCACTTGAAGCGTTCGCTGGTTTCGTCGCATTTTAGGTCGGCCAACAGGCGCCGCCACGGGCGAGAGAACGCGTTCATGGTTGCCGACTTCACCAAGCCACCACCGTGCAACGGACCCTTGGGCAACACGGCCGGGCGCAACGCCTTCATCATGTCGGGGTTGATCCGGTACTTGGGCAGAACGCTTAGACCCATGCTGTTATTGCCGATCATGTGGTTGTAGAAGTCGCGCTGGGCCACGTACAAAAACTCTTCAGCCCATGCCATGATCTCAAGATTCAGGTATTCAGCTTCAGGCTCAGCAATCAGGGTGAGCACCGTGGTCAGCATGAAGAGCTTCAGGCCGGCGCGCTGTTTCAATGACTCGATACAAGGCTCAGCATCCGTGCCGCTCAAGCCGGCCGGCACGTTGAAGCGGTGCTTGGCCTTGTACTCCAGCTTGGCCACAGCCATGAGGTCTTCATAGGTGCGGCCGGGCCGAATGTACCGCGGCTCGATGTCCGGGTTCTCGAAGTGCTCACGGATAGTGTTGATCAAGAATTCCCGATCAGCATCAACCGGTGCGTCGAATATGGCTGGGCCTTGGGGGTGAAGGCCATCCTTCCAAACCTGCTTGAAGAAGTTGGCCGCCTTGACAATCGACTGCTCGCGTGAATTCCCCACCTTACCCTGCATCAACTCGACCGCGCGGGCAATGGCCTGTTCCTCGGATTCGGTGTCGCTCTCAGCGTCATTGATGTAGGTCACCATGCGGGACATGAAGCCGTCAAACATCATCGCCCCCGAGATATCACCGTTCAACAGGGCGGGCGTGCCGGCCAGATTGAGCAACAGGGTGGGTGCGGTAAGCTCGGCGATCTCACGCTGCACCTGAGCGCTCGGGCGATAGGTCTTGCCCGGGATACCACCGTCGAACAGTTGCTTGATAGCAGTGTGCAAGGCGTGCAGGTGTTGATCCTGTTGCCCGGCTTTACCAAACATGGACTCAGCCTCATCACTGGTCATCAGCTGGAGGTTACCGGTGCGCTCGAAGTGATTCACCCACAAACCGGTGGCTGAGTGCAGCTTCTCCCGCGGGTTGCAGTTGCGATAAATCGTCTTCCTCAGTATGTCACCGGCGACATCAAGTGTGATGCTCTTGCCGGTGCCGGCGCGGGCGATGTTCAGGAAGAAAAGGTTCAGGGCTTTGGCTTCGATAGCATCAGACTGCCTGAAGAGGACATGCGGCATGAAGCCCAGCGCAGCCACCTGAACCAGTGACATGAGCATGGGTACCGGGCGCAGGAAATCATGCCAACCTTCGGGGTCAAGCTCCCAGAATTCATGCCGGCCTTGCGTTGTCAGCTCGGTCAGGATGTCGCGGAATTCAGCAAAGCGCTTGGTGGGGGCGGGCATACGCGACAGGATACCCATCGCCCATTTGCGCTCATCATCCTGCTTGGCCAAATCAGCGGCGCGCTGGGTCTGGGCTTCTTCGATTGCGGTTGGATCAACGGTGGCGACACAGGTGATGGAGTTGCCACCGATCAGGCGGCTGTAGGTCGTCCCCAGTTCGCGCTTCTCGGCGTCGCTGAACCCTTGGTCGGCCGATATGAAATGGGTCATCCGAGTCTGATCAACTTCCATCTTGAGCAGGGATTGGATGGTCATGGTCTTGGCGCCGGCCCGCAGGTGGTCACCAATCTTGGCCTCAACGCAGCCGGGCTTCCACTTTTCGTGCTTGCTCGACCACAGGTTCAAGGCTTCAAGCATTTCCTGTTGGTGCTCGGTGACATCCCCCTTCTTCTTGCCAATACCCCAAGCCCTGAATGCGGCGAACACAACCGGGTACCAGTCCTCATAAACATCAAGGCGCTTTTCTGGGAGCAGGTTGTTACGCAGGGCGATCAGGAACAGGTTCTTTTCGCCGGGGGTGGCTATGGTACCGAAACTCTCAAAGCTGGTGCTTGTCGCTTGCACCTCTTCAACCGGCTCACTGGCGGTGAGCAGGGTGCCGTCAAAGCATTTGAAGTGGCGATATTCATTATCAGCATTGGGGCTGATGAAGCGTAGCTGGGACGCGCGGCTTGACTCAGGGGCGAAGCTCCCGTAAGCACCCAACAAGGAGCGCAGGCGCTCAACGGTGGCCGCGTGGCCGGCAATACTGGTTGGCTTGGCCAGTGGGAGGATCACTGCAAAGCGCCCGTGGTTCGACCAAGTGCCGAAGGCGATGTGCCCTATACCCTCAGCCTCAAGAATCGCTGTGACCGCATCGAAAAGCCCCTCGCTGGGCTCGTCAAAATCCAACGTAACAGCGGTGACAGACGTGATGTTCTCAACTGTTCGAACATTGCTGTTGAACAGTGAAGCGATGATACCTTTGGAATGGAGCTTGTCGGCTACCGGTGGCACTGAATTGATGAATGCCGCAAAGTCTGACAGCTTCAGAAATGTCAAACGGGTGACGTTATTGCTTCTGCAATTGTCGCTGATTGAGAGGGCAAAGGGGGTAGCGCTCATTGGTGGCGCTCGGTGGTGATTTGCATTTTAATCCTCAAGACACGGGCATCGACACTTTTAAGGGGTGGAGGGTGGCGCCGGGGATCAATCCAGCATCACCCTCCGTGCTCCGTGTCGGGGAAGCAGGGGTCAGTATATCAGGTGAGCCCAACTTCGTCCAGAACTACGGTGCTAGGGGTCTTGCCCTTTACTTTCGGCACATAGGTCTCGCGAACCTCAATCTTGTCGGATTCAGCCCAAGCCTTGCGTAAGTTACTTTGCATGCAGGCGGCATCAATAACCGTCTTCAGGCGCAGCGCCCCCTCGCTATCAACCGATCCGGAAATCTCGATACCCAAGCCCGAAACGGAAAGCTCAGCCCGGGGTTCCAGTGGATAGTTTGCACGAACCCAACCAACAGCCGCGTGCAAATGCGGTTGAATCGCCTTCACCGCTTTGCCGAGATTCTGCTCGCCGGTGATTCGCTGGATCAGGCGGGCATAGGCATGTTGCTGAACGATTATAGGTACAGCATGGGGGCGCACCCGCTCGTTGTGCGGATACTTGGCGTCGAAGATCAACTGCGTCAGGGCGAGGTTGCCCCCGGTGTCGGTATCGACCACAATCACGCTGGCCGTGGCCCGGCTACCAATGGGACGGCCGACAGCTGCATCAATGATCCGATCAGCGAAGAGCTTATCCACCCGGCGCACAAACTCCTTGACCGAGTTGCAGCGCAATATCGCGTGACCATGGCCGGCGTGCAGCTTGGCCGAGGCCTTGCTGATTTCCTGTTTGGCCAGCGCGTGCGCCAGCGTTGTGTCATTCCTTGAGACTTGCATTGGTTTAGACTCCGTATTTTTCAAACATCTTGGCAGCCCCGTTGCGATATTCACCGTCACGCTTACGGGTATTCTGGTCAGGCTTTTCCTTGCTCTGCTTTTCCCAGCGGGCCAGCTTGGCGAGGTAGGCTTTGGAGTATTTCACGGGCTCACCTTGGGGGAACAGGGTTCATCCAACTCACACTCGCCGCGACCGCACACCTTGCACAACCCCAGCACCACCTCACCATTCCGGTCAAGGATTGCCGAGGGAACCCCTACTTCACCGGTTTCCCAAAGGGGGTGGGGTGCCGGGTGTTGGTGCGAGCACCATTCAGCCCACTGCTCATCGGTCACTTCGTTGGGGCAGTGTTCGATCATCAGCTCGTCAATGCGGGCCTGTTTGGCGCCAAGCTGCTTTTTCAGCGCAACCACATCTGCTTCAAGGCGCTCTCTTTCTGCTCGCTCGGCGTCGTATAGTTGCCATGCTGCGGAATTGGTATTTCTTATTTTCAGATCATCGCTAATCGGTGTCATCTTCACTCCCCCTGTTTAGGTGGTTGCTCATTCTCCGGATCAAACTGGGGCCAGTATTCCTCCCAGAAAGACGAAGAACCACCCACTGATCCAGCGAAATCCTTGAGCACTTCGATGGCTTTCTTCAGGCGCACGCTTTCACTTGTCAGTTCAGCCACCCGACCTCGCAAATAGCGGTTGTCCGTGATCAGGGAGTCGTTCATTTCGGCCAGCTTTTCAGGGCTGGTCTTGCTTGCGTCAATGGTCATTTCGATTCCTTTAGGTGATTCACCACACAGGCGGCGGCCTTCCAGATTTCTTGGCGCAGCGCTGCAAACATATCACCATGATGGTCATACTGGGTGTAGGTGCCACCCAGTGTTTCCGCGCAGAACCTGCAAAGCTCCTGCTCCTTCTTCTTCTCGCCGGTAGGTGAGTGCCCGGCACCAAAGCTGCTGGTCGGGACTTCACACCCACAACTATCACAGGCCACAGGGTAAAGTTCCAAATACTTCTGGCTGTATTTAATGGTCATTTTCTTCCCCTAAATCGCACCCACCATCACCCCGTACAAAGCGGTGTTCGCTATCCGGCAAGGGTTGAATCACACAGATCAGCCAACGGGGGAGTTGAATGTTGCAAATCCCGCTCCAGTGATTCCCGCTTGGCTTGAAATATTTGCACTCCCCGCAGGTGGTCATTGTGCCAACCTTCCAAGCGCTTCTTGCGCGATGCAATTACCAATGCTGTTGCCCCACTGGTCACCGTTTCCAAGGCACGCCAGCTTTTCCAGTTCCACCTCGACTTCCTTATCCTCGCCCGGGACGCGGAGCAAACCCCCGGCGATTGCGTTGCGATGTGCCGCGCTACCTTCTTTCACTAGGCGCAGAAATCCATCAACCGTGATGGTGCCCAAGAGCTTAACCTTTTCGGTCTTTGGCTTGGGCGCTTCCCAGTTCATATACTCAATGGCGCGATGGTAACCGTCATCACAGGTGGTCCAGCCAAGCCGGTCAGATTCGCAAGCGGCAACCACCCACTTGCCGGGGGCGGTGCCTTCATACCAAAGCTGGTCACCCTTATACACCGGGCGTCCTTCCACCCAGAACAGGGGTACCATGCGCAACTTCTCAACCTCACAGCCTTCTGGGCGGGTGAAGCGCCCATCTGGCACCGTGAAAATGTATTTCCCGGCACTGTCAGGCCCGGCTACGTAGGTAAGCTTGGGGGCGCGTCCAAGAATTTGCACCGGCGCCCCATCCTTGGCGGCTTCGAGGTCGAACGGGCGCAGCAAATCAGCGTTTTGCGGGTATTCCATCATGTTCTCCTGTTTTGAGATTCCATTGTAGCGGAACCCCGGGGGTGGTGTCAAGTGCTAACGATTGCTTTCTGAATCGCGGCCCGAGCGGCGGCAACCTCTTCCCTGTTCGGAAGCTCGTCAGCCCCCAAGGCATCAACAAGGTTGAGTAGCTGGGCCAGAAGGTCAGGGGCGGCGGCGATTAGGTGGGCATTGGCTTCAGCTTCAGCCCACAAAGCCTTGTAGGGGATGTTGCAGGATGGGGAAGAGAAAGCCTCGGCCACCACGTAGCCGGCGGCGCATTCAACCTTGGCTTGGCAGCCGGTACCGGTGGGCTTTACCCGTACATTCCACGGTCCCGCGGTGTGCTTAGCGCCCATAATTGCGGCGACCTTCGCGCTCGAAATCCCGGCGATCCTGTTCAATCAGGCGCTGTGAATCACGCAGGATTTCGTTGAGCCGGCGCTCTTGCTCCCGGCTTTCTTCCCAGTCCCGGCGATCCAGTTCAGCCTTGCGGCGCTCGTCCCGGCGGTCATGCTCCAAATCGAACGCGGTGCAGCTGTAGGGGCCACAGTAGGTTCCCCCTGCCATGGTGTTGGGTGAGTAGGCGATAGCGCAGCCAAGGGTCAGCGCTGCAAGGATGCGGGTGGTTCGCGTGTTCATGATTAGGCTTTCAAGTGGTTGAGTTGTATGAATGCTGCCACGTAATTGGCTACGGGGTGCGGGGGCGGTATGGCGTGCTGCACCGGCTTATGCTTGGTGCAGTATTGCTTTGGCGGGTTGGAGCGGATCAACCGGATGAACGGTTGGGGGCGTTGGCGGATCATTATCGAACCCTCGTCAAAGCTACGCGATAGATGTCATATTGGCGGCTGGTCAGGTCGGTGGCGTGATCCAGAACAATGCCTGTGAGGGTGCGCCCGGCCAGCTTGTGAAAGTCATCAACGTAGAGCGGCGACACAATTTGCAGGTCTTCACGCCCCAGCTTGCGAGCCAAATCCCGGGGCCAAGCGAGGTGCTGATTCACCCAAATATAGATGGCCCCTTTCGGGGCATCCTGCATTTGCTTGGTGGTGCGCCCGGTGCCACGGAGGTGAGGCGGGTCAAAGTCAGTGCGGCTCATAGCGGTGCATTCTGGCCGATGGTGACAAAGGACTTCACGGTGTCGCCGGGGCGGCAGTGGCACAGCTTAATCGGCTTTTCCTTATTTACGATGATCATTCGAGCCACCCCTCAACACGCAGGGTCCGGATCAGGCGAGCCGCCTCTTCACGGCTCAGGATGCGCTTGAAGGTCACATCCACAGCGGTGTCATACGCCAAGGTCAAACGAACAACCGGGGCGGCAGCGTCAAGGTTGATACCCTGTTCGGCAGCCCAGACCTTGAGCTCAGCTTGTTGGGTGGTGCGCTCAGCGGTGCGCGCCTGAATAGTCACCACCTTGGCTAGGCGAGCCTCTACCTCAGCGATGACGCGATCAACCGGCCAACCACCCTTGATGGTGCGCTTGAAAACCTTCTTATGATAGTAGCCGATGCTAACGTATGCCTGCCCATCGCTTGCGCGGTAGCTTCGAGTAACATCCACATTGAGCGGGATCACATCCACCTCCCCCTTGGTGTGAATGTAGCTGAAGCGGAGGCCCGTTGAGGGCGGATTCATTCCAAACAAATCGGGCCGGGCGGCGATCAGCAAGGCGCCAAGCTCCTTGGTTGCGGTTTCGCGGTCCATTTTCACTCTCCTTTGGCTAAGCGTTTAGCCGCTTTGCGTTGGCGCTTTGCTTCAGCCTTTGCCAATGCTGCATTGTCTTTTTCAGCGCGGCGGCCGGTGTTGATCGGCTTCTGGGTGTCACCCCATTCAGGGCGCACGACTGGCACGGCCAGCGCGGCCAGCGCGGCGGCAAGTGCCAAGCTGTATGGGGCGCCCCCAACAACAGCGATGCGTTTATGGTCCATCATTTTCTCCTGTTCAGATGCGACGAAGCCCCAGTTTATCAGACCGGGGCTTCAGTGTCAAGGACTAACGTAACGCTCAGCCAATGCCAAGTAGGCGCGACAGGTTACGAAACAGCGGTCTGTCAGGCAGGATTGAGCAAAGCGGGCATCCTCCCAAGCCTTACCCCACCCCTTGTTTCGCTTGTTCATTGGCACCCTGTCCAGCGCAACCAACACAGCATTAATGCGTTCGGCTAGGGTTGCCATTTTAGCTGCCACCCTTCACAAACGGATCGGCAACCACCCGCTCATCGGGGGACAGGTGCAACGAACGGCGCAGGGCACCCACACCCCGAGCCCACTTGCGCACAATGCTGGAACCGTAGTCAATCAGGTAAGGCTTGTTGCCGATATCGAAGGCCCAGCCTTGGAACAGGTAGAGCTTGGCGCCCGCGGTGTCGGGGATGCGAACCTCGTACTCATTAATTTGACGAGCTAGTTCAGCGGCTTCAGCTTGGCTCAGGGTGGCGTTCGGATTGAAGCGGTGGAATTCTCGGACAATACTCATTTTGTTCTCCGTGTTTCGCCCGTCTTGGGCTCATCAGTGCCGCAGCTGGCGGCAGACACCGGGGGCGGCGCACCCCCATTTGGTTCAGTGGTTGATCAGGGTGACCGGGGTATCGGCGGCAGGGTGGGGATAGCGCAGGGTGGCGTCGAAGTTCTCCAAGAACTCCTTGCGCTTAACCCAGATGATAGGGGTGCCAAAGGTGAATGCCGTTCCCGCGGTAACCATGCCATACGTAATTGGAATTTCGGCGCGCAGGTGTTGCAGGGCTTCGGCCAAGTAGGGCCAATCATGTACCTTGTTGAAGGCGGCAAGGCAATCCAGCATCAAGCCTTGATCAGGGGGCAGGGTGTCGCGCAGGTTCTCAATGTTGCGGGCGATGATGGCAGCCTTGAGGGTGTCAGGCAGTGCCGCATCATTGAGGCGGTGCTCGATGGCGCCGATTTCCTTCAGGCTGCCTACCTTGTTGAAGTTGGTGGTCATGTTCATTGCTCCTTGATACGGGTGACGGTGACAGAAAAGGTGCGATGGCGACTATTCCAGCCGGCCCGGCTGACGCGCGGGCTGAGCAGGAACCAAACCTCATCACCTGCATAACCCTGAGCCCATGCGGCCACGTAAGCGATGCGGGCGGCCAAAAGACGGGTGGGGGCGATGATGGTCTTGGTGCCGTCATTGACGCTGGTGATGGCGATTTGGTATTGAGTGCGCGGCATGTTCATTGCTCCTAGTTGATGATGGCGCGGCGAACCGCGTCAATGGTAAAACTATCGCCATTCGGCAATTCGATCAGGCGCTGGCAGGCGTCGAGCCGGTTACCGTCGCGATCAACATGCAAACAGCGAGAATCCGGATGATCAGCAATGGTGCGCTCGCGCTCGCCAATCAGCGGCAAAACCCATGCAGGTAAGGTGACCATGATCAATACCCCAAACGGTTGGAAGGCCAAACGCCAGCGCTGCGGGGGCGGTCAAGGTCTTGCAGCGTAACCCACACGTAACAGGCGCCGTAAATATTCGTGTTCGAACCTTCCGAAACATGAGTGATGCGGCCGCGGCCGGCAGGTGTGCCGCGGTCAGCCGGGAAAGAAACTACTTGCCCCACTTGGAGGCGGCGAGCTTGTGCAATGTTCATGGTTGGCTCCGACGTGAGGTAGGTTCGAATACGAAAGCGGTGTCGCCGTTGGGGAGTTCTCCGGACAGCAACGAGCCAGTCCAGCCCAGCTTGTCGCAAAGAGCCTTGGCGGCGAAACCGTGGCGAGTCACGCCGTCAGGGATGTTGAAGGCCGAAAGGGTGATTGAGCCCGAGGCACACCAAGCCTTGATGCGAGTTGGGCGGGTGTTGGTGTAGGGTAATGTGCGAACTTGGATGGCTTGCATTTTGATCTCCAATACTGCGTTAAGGTGCTTCACAAAACCCCCGAGTAGGGGTTTCAGGTAGAACCCTAAGCGCCAACAATCAGGCCAAGAGCCGCATTCAGGGTGGCGTCATGGCGATACCCGGAAATGATATCGGCGCCGTAACGGGTGGCAGTCCAGACAATGCGGCGGCCCGGGGTGTAGTGGGCAACCATGACGATGCCGTGGGCAGCATAAAAACGATCGGCGCTGTGGGCTTGGACGCTGGAACCGTCAGCAAGGTGGCCGCGGTAAAGGTCGGTCGGTGTAGCGGCGCAGGGGGCGTTGATGGTGTCCCAGCGGATAGAGGGCGTGGTATTGATCATGGTAAATACTCCGGTGTTCAGGCTCGCCACCTTGGAGGCTTGGAGCGGGTTGGTTGATGCTTCCATTATAGCCGTTAGTGCTTGACGCGTCAAGGGGTTTCTGCGCCCCGACTTATGCGGCGAATCAGCGAAACGCAATTGGCAAACGCCCGTTTGTCGGAAGGCGTGCCGCCGGTGATAACGAAAGTGCCCGTTGATTCAAGGTAGAGTTTCAGGTGGTTACCCTTGGACAATTCCACGCTCGAAAAAGTGACGCCCGCTTTGGCTTGTAGGTCTTCAATGTATTTCCGTTGTTGCTTGGTCATGGCTCAAAGCTCCCGGACATAGATAAAGGCGCCAATCTGTTCAGCTTGATCCACCGCTTCGAATCTATGTCCGCCGGGGAAAGCCGTGCCACCCCCGAGCACAGAATAGGTTGGCAACCGGGTGAGGGCGTAACGCTTGGCGGCGTCAAAGGGGCCAAAGCTGAAACCCCCAACAATGATCAGTTCAGCGGCAGCCTGTGGGGAGGTGATACGGTAAGCGCGGTCCATCACGCCACCGCTTCAAGCTGGCAGGCGAGGCGATACAGTGCGCTAGCACCATGCTTGGCAGCATAGCGGCGAGCGGCGGCCGGGCCCCAGCTGTGACGGTGTGCCACGGCATAGAGGGCGATAGCGGCGAGAGGTGTCATGGTCAATACTCCAAAGGGTTAAGGGCGCTACACAAAACCCCCATGCAGGGGCTTCAGGTATTGTCCTTTTCAGTAGGGCAGGAATTGAGCAGGATCGAAGGCGCCCCACTTTGCAGCATTTGGGCCAAGGATCAGGCCGGTCTCATTGCACTTGATAGCCACAGCATCCTGTTCGCAGGCAATGCAAAGTTCAAAACATGAGCCCTTGATAACTTCGGCCAGCGTTGAATCCGGATACTCGAATTGGCAGATCAGGGTAGGTTCAGTAGCGCTTTGGGCCACACGAGCGCTCAGGCCAAAAGGCTTGATGCTGGGGAAGGCCCGGGCCACTTCGATTTGAACCGATAAGGCATTCAAGAGGGTATTGGTTTTGGCTGAAAGCAGGCCGACGTTGAGTTGGATTAGCATGGTGTTCTCCGGTTAGGTTGGTCAGTGGTTCCATTATAGCCGTTAGTGCTTGACGTTGCAAGGGGTATTTTAAGGGGGTGCCGTGCTTTGGTGTGCAGGCACCCCCGAGTGTTGGCTTAAAACTGAAGCAGGAAGAAGACACGCTCATTGTTTGCGCCATCCTGATAACGGACGTTGAGCGCAATCAGCAATTCAGTTGCCAACTTGAAGCGCTTGCTGCTTTCGTCGCACTTGAGATCAGCGAGCAAGCGACGCCACGGGCGGGAGAACGCGTTTAGATAGGTTGATTTTACTAGGCCACCCCCATACAGCGGGCCGCGGGGTTCGATTGCAGGTCGTAGGGTGCGCAGCAGTTCAGCCGCGGGGTTCGATTGTTGCAGGATTTCAGCCTCGATACTGGCGCGGCGAGCTTCTACCGCTTCGGGGGTGGTGAGTTCAGCTTCCACCTCGGCGCGCAGGGCTTTCATCATTGCCGCATGCTCTTCAGCATATAGCTTTGCTTCCAGTTCAGCCTTGATACTGGCGCGCAGGCTTGCCATTGCTTCGGGGGTGGTGTTCATTTGATTTCCTTTCATGGTTGTTGGAGTAGTCACGTTAGAGCGTTGTGAGCGGTTTGTCAATTAACTTTTACGGCTAAAAGGGCCGATTCAGCCTGTTCAATGGGATGACTTCACGCTATACCACCTGCTATACCACTAGGGGGTGCCTTGAAACCCGCGTGGTTATTAGCTATACCACCTAGTACGCTATACCGGGGGTCACAGATTCAGGCGTGTTAATGTTGGTAAGTGATTAAAATGTTAGCCTATTTAGTATATATGATATATTTGATATATATTCTATCCCTATTGTGAGGCGAGGGTTCAGCGTTAAGCTTTGACGCTTAAATAATGCTGTATAACCGCACTTTCACACGTGCCCCCCGTTATATTTTTACGTTAAATCCCCGTCAAGTATTGATATCTATTTCTGTGACCCCCGGTATAGCGTACTAGGTGGTATAGCGTTGTGCTGCAAGGGTTTCCAGCCGGTGCCCGGTGGTATAGTGGGTGGTATAGCCCCCCGACACCGCGACAAACTGTATGAATATATACGCTTATAAGTTAAAACGCGTCAAGGCGTGACACGTCAAGGCGTGACGGTGAGCGTTATACCGCGTCAAGCTGTGACGCTAAAACCCCGTAAAAAGGCGTAACACCGCCCCCCAGCGTCAAGGTGTAACACTCGTCAAGCCTTGACGCTTAACCAGTGCATAACCTGCTCGCGCTTTATAAGATAACCGCCGATGATGCTGTGCGCCGTCAAGCCTTGACGCGTGCTTAGGTTGTTGTGTGCTTAACCTGATGTTAAGTGATGTGCTTGTTAAGTGATGTGCTTAACCTGATGTTAAGTGCTGACGTGGTTAGGTGATGTGCTTGCTCGCTGATTCGGGGATGATTGGGTGCTTGCCCGGGTGTCGGATTGCTCGGGTGCCACCACCCCGCTGAGCCACGGCTCGACTCCTGATGGGGATCGCCACAGAGACAGAGAAAATATCTGAATCCGTTAGTACCTGACACACCTACACGCCCCCAAATATAAAAACAGAAAATCAGAAAAGGTACCCCACTTGCACCCCGACCCATCACGAACTACAATCCGATTCACTTTGAAGCAGAACAGGAGCCTCCCCAAAATGCCATACAACCCGACACCGATCCAATCTAAAATGCAGTATCGCATCGGCGTAGGCCTGATCGTGGTTGGCGCTGCCCTCCTGCTCACGGGCTACCTCAGCCACCCCTTCGACCTCACCCTCTCCACGGTGGGTGGGATTACGGCCGCCGCCGGCAACATGCTTCGCGTGTTTGCGGAATAGCCAGATGGCAACCCCCTCCAACGATTTCAAGTACATCCCGCGGGCAGCGTTTATGCCCTACCACCAGCGCACCCAACGATATGCGGCAGTGGTGTGCCACCGGCGCGCGGGTAAAACGGTGGGCTTGCTTAACGATACGATTGTGCGCGCCCTCACCCCGAGGGCAGATGGGCTGCGCCAGCAGTTTGCTTATTTAGCGCCAACACAGGCTCAGGCCCGTGCGGTGGCGTGGGCGTACCTGAAGGAATTCACGGCTTGCTTTGCGAGGTGTGGGGGGTTCAAGTGTTTGGAGCAGCACCTTTCAATTACCCTACCTGATCCCCGGGACACCAATAAGCCGGGCAGCACAATATTGCTGGTGGGGGCGGAAAACGGTGAGCGCTTGCGGGGTCTGTTCCTTGACGGTTGCGTGGTTGATGAGGCCGCTGACGTGGCCGACAATATCATCACCACAGTCATTCGTCCCGCGCTGGCAGACCGCCAAGGTTGGCTGACGATCGCCGGCACCCTGAAGTCGGTGGATGATTTCCTGAACCGGACTTTGGAGTTGGCCCAGCGCGCACCTCTGCTTTACTTCAGCATGGTGTTGAAGGCTTCCGAGTCAGGCATACTTCCGGGCGAAGAGTTGCGCGACCTCAAGGCCACGATGAGCGAGGAAGCCTACGAAGTCGAAATGGAATGCAACGTTGCCGCCGCGGTGAGTGGGCGCATCTTCCTGCCCTATATGCAGGCCAAACAGGTAACGCGCGTACCCTATGACCCCGAGGGGGCGCCGGTCGTGACAGCGTGGGACTTGGGTATCTCCGACAGCACGGCAATCTGGACCATGCAGATGTGCGGGCGCGAACCCCGCATCCTTGACTTCTATCAGGAGAGCGGGCAGGACTTGGGGCACTTTGTCACTTGGCTGGGTAAGTTGAGTTATGCGAACCGGCTGGGCGCGCACTTGCTGCCACACGACTCGAAGGTCCGGGAACTGGGTACCGGCAAGACCCGTATCGAGGTGCTGCGTGACAAGGGGCTGCGGAATATCAAGGTCGTGCCGAAGTTGCCCAAGGATCAGCAGATTGAAGCCGGGCGCATGCTGCTACCGAAATGCTGGTTCAACGAGGACACCACGGCCGATGGGCGCAAGGCGTTGCGCGGGTATAGCTTTGCCTTCGACCACAAGCGCAAGGTGTATTCCACGGCACCGCTCCACGATCAATTCTCCAACGGGTGTTTGGTTGCAGGGACGCTGGTTGAAACACCCGGCGGGCAGGTTCCGATTGAGTTGATCGAAGTTGGTGACAAGGTGCTCACACCTTCAGGGGTTGGGGTTGTGCTTCAATCCGGCCCAACCAAAAAAGCTGACACCTTGTATCGAATAACCACGGCCGACGGGCGCACGATAACCGGCACAGGTGAGCACAAGGTATTCATACGGAGAGGACTCGTTCCGTTTGACAAGCTCGTTGAAGGTGATATAATTCACGAAGGTAAATCAACTTTTTGGAGATTGCTTCGTGGAAGAACAAGAGAAATCTTTTTACGCCTACACGCACTCGCGACCAGACGGTAGTGTCTTTTATGTGGGTAAGGGGGTTGGTCGTCGGGCTTGGTGGTTCAAGCAGGGACGAAACCCCCATCACCGCTCAATCATTGAAAAACATGGGGCTGCGAATATCATCGTCACCATTTACGGTTGTGTAAATGAGAGTGCGGCGTTTGAGCTTGAAAAGGAATTGATCGCCAAATACTTGGCGCTCGGTGTTCGGTTGGCGAATCAGACCGCGGGTGGTGAAGGTGCGAGTGGGCGGCCAATCAGTGATAAAGTTCGGGCTGCGTTTGACGCCAATCGGGGTCAGCCAAAGACAGATGCGGCGAAGGCAGCTGTATCCGCAGCACTGAAAAAGTCTTGGGAGACAAACCCAGCCATGCGAATAAATGCGCAACAGATGGCTGAAAAACGGCGAGGGGTGAAGCGCCCAGAGCATGTGGTTGCCGCGCTGGTCAAATCCCACAAGGGGAAGAAACAAACGGGGGTGCGCCTTGAACAAACCCAAGCGGCCCAACGTATAGCGCAGGAAGCAGCTAGGGTTTGGCATTCAACTGAGGAAGGGAAAAAGTGGCATGAAGCACATGGTAAAAAATCTTGGGAAAATCGTGAGTGGGTTGGTTGCACGTGTCAAGAGTGCGGGCGCGCATTTGCTTCTCCTTACCCTAAACAGGCAAAATACTGCGAGCCGAATTGTCGCAATCGAGCGAATCGACGTAAGCACGGAAAACCCGTTGGTGTTCGATCTAAGCGTGTATCCTCAGCGGTGTTATCTGGCAAACGGCTTGTTGGTGAGCAATAGTGATGCCTTTCAAATTTTAGCAGTTGGCATGAAGCGAGCAATGTCGGTGGTGGATGGCTACGCCCCCGGCGAGGATTTGAGTGTCAGCGGGTTCGGGTCTCAGTTCGATGACGACCGCCCGCTCGCCGAAGCGTGGGAAGGCGATCACGGGGTTTTTTGACGCGGGTCCAAAGATAGGGTAGCATCCCGACAACTTGAATCGGGGTGCTATATGGCGCGCGTGAAACTACTTCGGCAATCGCTGGAAGATTACAACAAGAAAATAATGGCAGGCGATGCCGAGTACCAGTCAGCCTACGGGGTGTATTCCGGCAAGACCGATGCGTACAACGCCCAGATCAACGCCTTCAATCAAGAGTTGAAGGGGCTTGATGCTGGTGAGATTATTCAGGATGCTGATGGTGGCTTGCAGCAGCTTGACCTCAAGCGCGGGCTTATCAGGTACAAAGGGCCAACTACAGATGCGTTCTCTCAGGGGCCACGACCCGGGCCTGTCTATCAGGATAAAGGTGGGGGTTGGTTTTACGATAGGCCCGTGTTTATTAACGACGCCACCTATGATGACGCTGGTAATCAAATCTCCCCAGCACAATACGGTACCCGCAAGACAAGTATCCCAGTTGAAGCAACTCACCCCGGAACAGCCCCAGCCGCACCAACCCAAGGTGCTGTGCCGCGCATACCGAACCTTACTCAAGGTGACATCCGTGAGTTGCAAAACCCGAGTGTTGATCAGGCCGCCATGCAAATGTTGGCCAACAAGGGTATCATCGGCAAGAGTGAATTGGCCGGAATGGACCAAAGTAAGATATCGCCCTTCGCCGATCCGGAAGACCCGAACAACTTAAAGGAGGCCGGCATACTTGCCCGCACCCTTGGAGGCCAACTGTAATGCCGCACGAAATGATTGAGACTGAAGACCTGAGCGCCCTTGACGATATGGACGAGGATGAGTTGCAAGCCTTGGAGGATGCGGCCGGCGCCGTGAAGATGGCTGAAGCTGAGCGCCGCGAAGCGCTGGGTAAGATATTGGCCAAGCACCGCGACGAGGCTGTTACCTATCGCCAGAACTCGGGTATCGAGCAGCAGTGGGCCGAGGACCAAGCCTATTACGAGGGTGAGGACGAGAGCGCCAAGACCCTTTACTACAAAGGTACGACGGCTGATTCACCGCTTATCGCCAAACCTAAAAGCAAGTTCCGTTCCAAGGTTTTCCTGAACATCACTCGCCCCTATGTCGAGACCGCCGCCTCCAAGGTGATCGACGTGCTGGCCCCAAGCGACGAGGCAATGTGGAGCCTGACGCCCACATCCATCCCGGAGATGCCCGAGAAGCCCAGCCCGCTGGTACAGGCCGCCCAACTCGCCCAGATGCAGGGTGGTATTGACCCAGCAACCGGCCAACCCAGCCAAGGGCCGGCGCCGGCCGTCGATCCGAACGAAGAGATCATCAAGGCAGCCAAGCGCGCCGCCGCCGGGGCTACGGTGTGGATCAGCGACAAGCTGGAGCAATGCGACTTCGGCGGGGAACTCCGCATGGTTGTGGATGAATCCGCTCGACTCGGTACCGGGATCATGCGCGGCCCTGTGCCACAGGTTACCCGCTCCATGAAGAGCACCTTCGATGAGCGGGGTGAGACCATGGAGATCATGGAAACCATCGACCCGGCATCCAAGAAGATCAGCGTTTGGGATGCCTTCCCTGACCCGGCTTGCGGCGACAATATTCACAATGGTCAGTTCTTTGTCGAGCACGACAACATGGTTGAGCGCCAAGTGCGTGACTTGGTTGGCCAACCCGGCTACATTGAAGAGGCCTTGATGCACGTGCTGGAAGAAGGCCCGCGCACCAGCATGATTTCAGCCATGGCGCAGGCGCCCCATGCCAACCAAGACAAGTCGGCGGCCCGATACCATGTCTGGTATTACTATGGCTTCCTGAAGCGCGAAGATGTGCTGGCCATGAGCTGTGGCTGCGAACCCGAGGATGAACTGAAGAACATCGGCGTGCCGGTCGTGGTTACCATGATCAACGATACCCCGGTCAAGACCCACCTGAACCTCTCATCCGACGGCCACTTCCCCTACGACTTCATGTGCTGGCAGAAGGTTGCCGGCTCACCGTTCGGTATCGGTATCGCCCGCCAGATTCGTAGCTGCCAAGCGATCCTGAATTCCCATGTTCGCGCCATGATGGAAAATGCTGGCCTATCAAGTGGCCCGCAGATCATCATTGCCCGGGGCGCTGTCGTTCCGGCTGACGGTAGTTGGGAGATCACCCCGCGCAAGGTCTGGTTGCTCAAGGCTGACGCCGATGTGCAGGATGTGTCGCAAGCGATGAACTCGGTGGTGATACCCAGCATTCAGGCTGAGCTTCTGTCGGCGATCGAGTTTGCCCTGAAGATGGCCGAGAACGTGACTGGCTTGCCGATCCTGCTGCAAGGACAGCAGGGGCCGAACGGCGTACCTGAGACTGTGGGTGGTATGCAGATTCTGGTGGCCAATGCTTCAGGGTTGCTGCGCCGCATGGCTCGCATCTTCGATGACTGCTTGATCAAACCCCACATCCGTGCCTATTACGCTTGGATGATGTGTTACGCCGAAGACTCCAGCATCAAGGGTGACTATCGCGTAGTGGCGCACGGCTCTAGTGCGCTGGTAACACGGGATCAGCGCAACACCTTCATCACCCAAGTGGCCCCCACCCTGATGAATAACCCAAGCTTCGGCATTGACCCCACCAAGCTGTTCAAGGAGATCGCCAAGATCGCCGGTATCCATGATCCGGAGAGCCTGCAATTCACCCCGCAGGAAATGGCCGCGCTGCAACAGGCTCAAGCTCAGGCGCTGGCACAAGACCCGAAGATTCAGGTTGCCACCATGACCAACCAGACCCGCTTGCAGGTTGCCGAGATGCAGAACCAAACGAATCAGTTGCGTGTCCAGCGCGATACAGATCGCGATTCCATCTACGTCGGTATGGAAACTCAGCGCACGCAGGTGGCCAGCGCCACCAAGATGGCCGAGTTGGAGTTGCGCCGCGAACTGGCTTTGCTCGAATATGCCAACAACAACCAGATCAGCCTTGAAAAGCTGAAGGCCCAACTGGCTATCGAAGCTGGCCGTAACGATCTGCAACGCGAACTGGCCACCCTGCCAACCCCGGATGAAATCGCCTCTACGGTGCGCGGTGAGAACATCGAAAGCAACCCGATGGCTCAGGTGGCAACACCGGCGGTTGAGCCCCCGGGCCGCGCCCCCAACGGTCAGGCATTCACCCAATGATCCCGATCCCTGACGACTTCGAACTACAAGACCCGGCCACTATCCCCATCAAAAAGGAAGAGGCCCGGGAGCAGGCCCGGCTAGTCGGGGTCTTGCGCCGCAAGTGGGCAACCATAGCGGACTTGGCCCAGCGCCCGGTGGTCGCGCATATCCCCAACGGGGGTTCGCGCGACGCACGGGAGGCCGGCAACCTGAAGGTGCAAGGGGTTCTGGCCGGCGTACCTGACCTCTTCATTGTCATGCCGATGGGTGAGATTATCTGGATCGAGATGAAGGCGAGTACGGGCCGCACCTCCAAGGCCCAAGATGAACTGCACCCACACTTTAATCAACTCGGTCACGAAGTAATCCTTGCCTTTAATGCTGAGGAAGCGCTCGCGGCCCTACGACGGAGAGTTCGCTAATGGACGAAATTATTGATCTGGTTTTCGGTGATGCCACCGAGGCTCACCGTGAGCACCTACTCGCTGACAGCCTTAGCCAGCACGAAGCCTTGGGTGAGTTTTACGCCAACGCCCGGGTCGCCGTTGATGACTTCACCGAGGCGGCGATTGGCCTTGATCTCCCGCTGCCCGAAGACCGTGAGCCCGACATGCTGGCCCGCCTTGAAGCGAGCTATGTGCAGTTGGTGGATGGGCGGGATGCTGCGTGTCAGGGGAACCCCACGCTGGAGAACCTGCATGACGGGATCACCCACGCCTATGCCAAGGTGATCTACAAGCTCAAGCGCTTCACCAAGCCGTGAGGATCGACCCTTACAGCCCAACGTGGCGAGCGGTTGAAGCACACCTCGCCACCCGTATGCGTGACTTGCGCACCCGCTTGGAGGGTGATCTCCCCCAAGAGGAAACCACGAAGGTGCGCGCCTCCTTGCGTGAGTGCAAACTTCTGCTAGAATTGGCGGGTGACAAAACACCGCTCGTTGAATCCGACATTGAGATTCCGGGCTGAACAGGAGAAAGAGAATGGACAATCAACATCGCAAGATCAAGGGCTATCGCGAACTGACGGCTGAAGAGATCGCCCTCATGAACGAGATCAAGACCAAGGGTGCCGAACTCGGCGAACTGGTTGAGAAGCTGCGCGCTGAGACCGATCACATCGACCAGCGCTGGGTATCCATCGGTGCAACCGACTTGCAGACAGGGCTCATGGCACTGACTCGCAGCGTTGCACAGCCAACCTTTTTCTAAGGGGGCACCATGGATGACGACCTTATCAGCGTCGCAGAAAGCCCCGAGGCCAATGCGGCAGAGGACGCAGCGTTCGCGGCTTCATTTAGCGAGACACGCGGCGAAGAGCCGACAAAGACAAATGCGGAACCCGCCCCAGCGGAAGAGCCTGTTGTTGAGGGCGTGGGTGGGGTTGAGGCTCCAGCTACTCCAGAAACGCCGGCTGATCTGCCACTCGAAGCGCCGAAGCTGTTTGCCGGGCTGACTGAAGAGCAACTCCAAGCGGCACTGGCTCGCAGCGGTTCCCTCCAAGGTACCGTGGATAAAATGGCTGGCCGTATCGGGCAGCTCATGCAGCAGATCGACTCTCTACGCACCAACCCGCCGACAACCCAGCAAGCCCAAAAGGCGCTTGACCTGAAGCTGGAGAAGTTGAGCGGCGCCTTCCCTGAACTGGCCAACCTTCTTCGCGAAGACCTCGCCGGCTTGCAGGGTGGGGGCGGTGAGTTGCCAGCCACGGCGCCGGCCGGTATCACTCAGGAACAGTTTGACACCGCACTGGCCACCCGCCTGCAAGCGACTCAAGCCACCCTGACTGAACAGATGGAAGTCAAGGTGCTGACGATCGTGCATCCAGACTGGAACAAAGTGATCCGGACAAACGAGTTTGCGCTATGGCGTGACAACGTGCTTGGCCCTGAAGAGGGTAACAAGCTGATGTTCTCCGAAGACTCCAGCTTCATCAGCCAACGTCTGACCGAGTTCAAGAAGTGGCGGGAGGCCGCGGTCGCCGCAGCCAACCCAACCCCAGCCCCGGTTGTCCCGATCACGTCAGCCCGCACCACACGCTTGACCAATGCGGTACTACCGGTCACCGGCGCCAAACCTGTTCAAGCACCTGTAACAGAAGATGACGCCTTCGCCGCGGCATTCAACCGCGAACGGGGTCGAGGTTAAATCGTGACGGGGCCTTCGGGCTCCGTTATTTCATCACCCTATCAAGGGGGTAACGTAATGTCACTTGGAACTGTAATGTTTGAACACTTATTTGAGGCTGGTGTAATTGGTATCTTCGTCGTGCTCTGGTGGTTACTGAGGAATAAGGATGACAAGCAGCAACGTGAGTTGCAAGAGTTCATCCACACAACCGATACTTACAGGGAGATTCGTAAGTTGGAGGTTGAAAAGCGGTTTGATCAACTTTGGACCAAACAGCGCGATGATTACGCTCAACTGCTAAGTAAGCATGAGGTCGACGCCCGGGAGTTGGCTGAACTCAGGGAGCGAATAGCCCGGGAACACTACGTCAAGCAGGAAATGGACAACAAGTTCGACAAACTTGAGAGAGCCTTCACGGATGGTCTCAAGGATTTGGGGTTAAAGTTTGACCGCTTGGGTGAGATCATCGCCCGTCACCAGTCGGAGGAAAGACCATGACACTACGCCAATTACAATCTGAATTTGCCGCACTCATCCCGCGCCTGATCGACAAGGCGATCGCCCTTGGGAACGAGGTAACCCTTGGGGATGCGTATCGTGACCCCCGCGCGTTCGGCGCCGTGGGTGTTCTGGCTGGGTATGGCCATCGCAGCAGCGCCCATAAACAACGATTGGCCATTGACCTGAACCTATTCAAAGGTGGTCGGTTCTTGGCCGACACCGAGGCGCACCGTGAGTTGGGTGAGTGGTGGGAGAAGCAGCACCCGCAAGCACGCTGGGGTGGCCGCTTCAAAGACGGGAATCATTATTCTATGGAATGGAATGGAGTCAAATGATGGACCCAATTACAATCTCGGCCATATTCGGCATTGGTGGTAAGATCATCGACAAGCTGTTCCCTGATCCGGAACAACGTGCCAAGGCTCAGCTTGAACTGCTGAAATTGGAGCGTGATGGTGATCTCGAAAGTGTCAAGGTTCAGTTGTCGGCTATCATGGCCGAGGCGCAAAGCGCTGACCCTTGGACTAGCCGAGCCCGCCCATCCTTCCTCTACGTGGTGTATGTGCTGATCCTCTGGTCCGTCCCGATGGGTATTCTTTTTGTCTTCAACCCAGAAGCCGCAGCCCGCTTTACCGAGGGGTTCAAGGTATGGTTGGGCGCCATCCCTGAACCAATCCTTACCCTGTTCGGCACCGTCATGCTGGGGTATGTGGTTGGTCGATCGTGGGAAAAGACCAAAGGGATCAAATAGAATTCGCCGATAGGCAGCCCCGGTCAAAAGCCGGGGTATTTTTTTTTCAAGTAGTGGTATCATCCGGGATATTCTAAAACACTAACGACGAGGTTTCACTAATGGACACAGGTGCTCTTTATGCCGCGCTGAATGCGCTTGACATGGTGCAGGTGAAACGCACACCGAATGGCACCTTTGACGGGCTTCGTGAGGGGTCTGAAACATTGCCGGTTGTCACAGCAACAACCAATCCCCTCACCGAGGTGATTGAATTATGGGTGGCTGGTGAACAGGTAACGGCTGGCGGAGGTGGGATTAGCCCTGACGCTACAGGCACACTGGCCGGACGATCCGCTCACAACGCTGAGGCGGTTGGATTTGTGTATCTGGCTACTGACCAAGTTCCCGCTAAATACTATTTCCGCGAGGGCGCTGCTGGTAACTGGTCTGCTGCGGTTGAGGTTCAGGGGCCGACAGGAGCAACTGGCGCAACCGGGCCGGCTGGCGCTACTGGCCCTACCGGAGCGGCGGGAACCAACGGGACGAATGGTGTTGATGGGGTTACGTTCGTGTCTGGAACCTCTGCACCTGACAATGGTGATGGCCGACCAAATGGCACTGTCTATGTGCGATACACGGCGTAAAGGTTAGCCATGACCACGATCTTACAAGCTGACTTTGTTGCTGCCGCAGGGACGGTTGTCACGTCCTTAACCCCGGCTGTTGGTGGCCCGTGGACTGGGTTTTCAGGTTTCGCAAATAGCCCCGTTGTGTCGGACGCAAACCGGCTGCGCACAAACGCAAACGACTCAAATTACTATGTAGGCGCGAATGAAGGTGATACGGCATCGGTCACATTTCACCAATTAACTACCACAGTTTGCGCGGTTGGGGCGTTGGTACGAGCTGACCCATCCACTCTTAATTGCTACTTGGCGTGGTACAACACGGGAGGCACAGGCAACGTCACGCTAATGCGTTTCGATGGTGTCGCTCCGACTGTAGTAACGCTGGCCGATGTGTCTGGTCAAAACGCAGGTATTGCCACAGGTTCCGACCACACAATAAAACTTGTAGCATCAGGCACTGGTGCGACCGTCAATCTAGAGGTATTTGTCAATGGTGTTAGTAAGCTAACCTACGCTGATAATCACGCAAATCGTCGCTTGACTGGTAGAACTGGGTTCCACATTTCCGGGACTATGACAAACACCTCCGGATCACACCTTATCGGGGTGCTCGGTGAGGTTGCGTCTACCTCTGGAGCCATTGATATTTCAACCCCATCTGCTGGAAAGATTCACCAGCGCAGCGGAACGACTGGAACGATCAGCGTTTCAGGTGCCTGCACTGGCACGCCAACGGCCATTGAAGCTCGACTGGTGCTTGATGGGACTAATACGCCGGTCAGTGGTTTCGATTGGTCGGTAAAAGATGCGACACCATCCGGTGGTGCGTACTCATTCAGTTTTTCCAGCGTTCCACAAGGTGGATGGTACAACGTCCAAGTCAGGCATTCAAACGACACCGCTATCAATTCAACCTCTGGCAAAGTCGGGGTGGGTGCGCTATTCGTGGTGGATGGGCAAAGTAATGCTTATTTGTGGTTTTCGACAACATCTTGGGCTGGCGACTCATCGCTGACGCCAGACGCAAAACTTCGCATCGCTGGCAAACAGCCCGCGTCTTGGGACGTTCCGGCAACTGCCACCATGAATGCGTCGATTGCCTGCGGCAATGCACTAGTCGCAGCCCTGGGTGTACCTGTCGGATTGATTGATGGTGCTTGGGATGGCTCCGGTCTAACCATTTCAGCAAACGGGGGGCAGTGGATTAGCGGCGGGGCAGCAGGTAATGCTTACACGGCATCTGCTGCTGCCATCGCTGCCGAAACATCAAGTGTCGAGGGCAGCGTCTGGATACAAGGCGAGACCGATGCAGGATCATCGGTCACTCAATCCGCTTATTACGCTGCTCTCGGGCAAATGATTGCGCTGCGCCGTACCACTGTTAGTAACGCCAGCTTGCCTTATGTTGTGGCGACGCTTGCACGGGATACTTCAGGAACATCTACAGATACCAAGCGCCAAAACATCAATTTGGCGCTGGCTCAAAAGTGCGGCGATGCGAATATTTACCGCGTTGACCGTTACGATTTGCCACTGCATACCGATGGTATCCATCACACCGCCGCAGGATTTATCGCACTCGGGCAGCGGGTAGCTCGGGCGCTGCTTACAGCAATTGGTAATGTCTCGACCTACCGAGGCCCGCGCATTGCCTCGGTTTCAAAGGTCAATTCAACGACTTTCGATGTCAATCTCACGCACGATTACGGCACAGACTTTACGCCGGCTAGCGCAATTACCGGCTGGCGTGTGACGGATGGCGGGACGCCGGTAACGGTATCCACGGCAGTTCGCCAGTCGGCTAGCAAGGTGCGACTGGTGCTAGCTTCTGCACCCACAGCATTGCCGGTTGTGCAGGTTGCCTATGGCATGGCGTCAAACATAACTGGTGTCTTAAAGGACAACTCGGCGCTAACGCTACCACTTGAATTCAATGGTGGCGTTACTGCTGTAGCGACTGACGGCGCTGTTTTCGTCAAGGTCGGCGGCGTCTATGTTCAAGCTGATTCGGTGCATGTAAAAGTCAGTGGCGCCTATAAACAGGCCGACGAGACTCACATGAAGCAGGCAGGTACTTACGCTCCGCTCTGATTTTCTAATCCCCTCTGCACAATGATTCACTTTTTCGCCGATAGGCAGCCCCGGTCAAAAGCCGGGGTTTTTATACTGATACCATGATACGAGCACTAGGGTTAATCGCATTGCTTCTTGCCTTCATCTTCTGGATGGTTGAGAAGCGGGTTCGTAGATTGTTCGGATTGAACACCCGGGATAATTGCGCAACATGGGCGGCTGCAAACTTCGACTATGCGGGCGGTGACGGTTTGCTATTTCACATGACGGTTTCAGAAAGTAGGCTAAGGTTCCCGCATGTCGTCATTGTCAAAGGGGCTAGAGCCCATCCCCGAGGTGGGGTTGAGTTCATTGAGTATGTTCCGAAAGTCAGACTCTCGTCCATTGGCTGGCCACCCAGTAAGTTTGACGGCGTGGTTGAGCGAACCAAACTGAATGTTAAATAAACACTTGACAAGTGTTTATTGTTGATATAGATTGCAACCGTGCGCCCATAGCGACGCAACCAAACATCCGACCTTGATGGCCGAATGACAAACCAAACCCTTATTTAAAAACCATCAAGGAAGAAACATGGCAACCCAAACAATGAGTACGCAAGCCGCGCGAATCGGCAAATGGAAAGGCGAGATTCTTGCTCGCGCTATCCCTTCCGAAGTCCTCCAGCTTGCCGGCTCCCAGAAGCAAATGCCCAAGAACGTGTCCGATACCGTTGTGTATCGCCGTTGGGTTCCCTACGATGCAGCTGCTGCAAATCCGAACCGTCTGTTGCAAGATGTCTCGCCGGCCAACGCGGTTGAAACCGAAGCATCCAACCGCGTTGATACGCATGTAACTGCCAACTTGCTGGCTGAAGGCACTACGCCGACCCCTGACAGCATTGTTGCTCAGGACATCACCGCGGTCCTCAAGCAGTACGGTTGCCTCTACAGCTTCACCGACAAGGTTGCTGACCTGTACGAAGATGACATCTCCGACGCACTGAAGACGCAAGTCGCTGAGCGTATGGCCCTGATCCGCGAACTGGAGCTTTACTCCAAGGTTCGTGCCAGTACCAACCGTTTCTACGGTGGCGCCGGTACCACGATCGCCACGGTTGATGGCAAGCTGACCGCGAAGATTCTTCGCAAGATCGCCCGCTCACTGGCTGGCAATCACACGAAGAAGATCACCTCGATCCTCGCACCGTCGCCAAACATTGGCACCAAGCCGATCGAAGCTGCGTACCTCGTCTTCTGCTCACCGGACATCGAAGCTGACCTGCGTGACACCACGGCATTCCCGAGCTATACCCCGGTTGCTGCCTACGGTTCCCGCAAGCCGATGCACGAAAACGAGTTGGGCTCCTTCGAGCAGTTCCGCTTCATTTCCTCGCCGGAATTGATCCCGTTCCAGAACGGTGGCGCTGCGGTTGGTGTTACTGCCTGCCTCTCCACCGGTGGTGCGAATATCGACGTGTATCCGCTGATCGTCGTCGGTCAGGAATCCTACGGTACCGTCGCACTGCGCGGCTCCAAGTCCTTTGACCTGTCGGTTATTCCGGTTGGCAACAAGGACTCTGCTGACCCGCTCGGCCAGCGTGGCTACATCGGCGCCAAGTTCTATGCCGTGTCGGTCTTGCTGAACCAGCAGTGGATGGCAACGGCCCTTGTTGGTGCGGGCAACCTCGTCTAAGCTGCTCGATGAAACCCTCGCTTCGGCGGGGGTTTTAAATGAGCAACAGATTTGACAGAAAACTCCCGCACCCCTAAACTGCACGCTTGATTTCAAACAGGAGCACCATCATGGCAAAAGGCCAACTAGATTCACCAGAATTTGAAGCACCGAACCTTCCCGATATCTCGGGTGAAGCCGGTGCAATTTATGTGCCGCCAACCCCGGAAATTGAGGTTGTCTCGGGCACCACCAAGGGCGTCAAGGGTAAGGGTGGTCTAAGCCAACAAGCCCAAGACCTGATCTTCAACGAAGAGTTTGTCGAAGTCATGCTTCACGAATCCACCGATGACAATGCTGAGAACCCAGTCTTCACCGCCTGCAACGGTGTCACCCAGTATTTCTATCGCGGTGTGCCTCAGGTTGTGCGCCGCAAATTCGTTGCCATTTTGGCCTCGGTCAAAGAGCACAACGTCACCACCCCGGAATATGCGGGTCGCGATGGTGGCCGGGCAATCGGCATTCGTCGCACCTCTTCCTTGAAGTACCCGTTCTCGGTCATCAGCGACAAGAACCCGCGCGGCCCAGCTTGGCTTCGTGGCTTGCTTCAATCCCAAACGTAATGAAGCCCTAAGTTCCTCTCCTGTTGCTAAGGCTTCCCCGGCGCCCTTGTGGTGCCGGTTTTCTTTTACGGTATAATAGATTTATGAACTATCAAAAACACTACGATAGATTGATTGCTAGAGCTGTCGGAAGAACCTTGGTTGGATATTTTGAGAAGCACCATATTATTCCAAAATGTATGGGTGGCTCAGATTCACCCGATAACATCGTGGCACTTACGGCTAGGGAACATTTTGTTGCCCATCAGCTTTTGGTTAAAATAAACCCACAAATATCCGACTTGGTTTTTGCTTTTAGAATGCTCAGCACAGCTAATCATGGTCGGGTTTCAAGTCGGGTTCAGGGTTGGCTGCGGGCCAAGATGGCGCAGACCGCCTGTGAGAATATGAGGGCTAGACATGCGGCCCATCCTGAAATATTGGAAAGAGCCGCTATAGCCGGATCAACCCCTGAAGCTGTGGCCAAAAGGCTCGCTAGTTTTGCCAACACAATGAGCGACCCAGCGGTGCGTGAAAAGTGGTCAAATGCGGCAAAGGCTCGTTGGGATAAACGAGATAAAGCGGCCCACGCTAAGTCATTCTCTGAAAGGATGATGGGGTGTGAAAACGGAAGAAGCAAACCTGTCGTTCAGCTTTTACCAAACGGATTCATAGTGAATGAGTTTCCAAACATGAAAGCCGCGGCCGTTGCAAATGGTCACGATAAGCATACAATATACGATAGAGTTAAGCGCGGGCACCCACTTTGGATTGGATTGTAAATGGCAAATCAAACTTTTTTGCAATTAGCACAAGCGGTTTATCGCGAAGGCGGCATCTCGGGGCAAATCACCTCAACGCTGAACCAGAACGGTGAAGCTCTTCGAGTGGTTGGTTGGGTGCGCAACGCCTACAAGGAAATCCTGAATGATCAAGGTATGGTGTGGAAGTTTCTGCGCAAAACGGCGGCCGTCCAACTCACACCCGGTATCGGGGATTACAGCTTTGACGATTTGAACCTCGCTGGCGCTGTCCAGTGGGACACTCGCTCCATGCGGGTGGCGGTGAATGCCAACCTGTCCGACGAGACCTTTCTCAATCACATGAGCTTCAACGCTTTCCGTGATTACTGGTTATTCTCTAGCCGGCGCACCACTCAATCCCGCCCCCTCAATGTGGCGGTTGATAACGACACCCATCTTCGCATTGCCCCGCTGCCCGAACAGGCTTACTGGCTGAGCCTTCAGTATCAGGTCATGCCTGACACCTTGGCCGATCCAACTGACGTGTCGATCCTGCCCGAGCGCTTTGATGACGCAATTGTGTGGCGGGCACTTCGCCATTACGGCATGTTTGAGGCTGCCCCTGAAGTTGTGAGCCGGGCTGAACTCGCTTACAAGGAAGTAATGCAGCACATGGAGTTTGATCAGGCACCTGAAGTGTGCATTGGTGGTCCGATATGCTAAACCTCCCCCAAATGGAGCCGACGCAATACGATGTGGTTTCGCTTAATGGTGGGTTTGATCAAGTCACCTCGGCTTATCAGTTGGCGCCGGGCGCGCTGCGCGACTGCATCAACTTTGCCTGCCGATCCACGGGTGGCTATTACCGCATCCCCGGGTATGAGCGTTATGACGGGCACCCGCAACCCCACAAAGCCCAGTTCATTACGCTGGATGTAACCATGCTACCGGGCGGGGGCTTGGCGATTGGTGACGTTGGGGTCTTCGGCAACATCAACGGCACGGTTTGCTTTGTCGATCCGTTCGGGGTATATGTCACACTGACCAAGACATCCGGGGCTCTGCCAAGCGCATTTGTGGCGGGTGATATTGTCATCTCTGCAATTGTTGTTGGGCAAGCCACGGCATATCACACCCAACTCACGCTGAAGGAACTGGCCCAGAACAAAGCGGCAGCCGCCAACATCTATCGTGCGGATATTGGTGCTGTACCCGGCGCCGGCCCGATTCGCGGTTGCATCCTGTTCAACGATGTTGCCTACGCATGGCGCAACAATGTGGGCGAAACAGCCTGCAATATCTACAAGAGTTCGGCCGCCGGCTGGGTGTTGGTTCCGCTGGGCCACACGGTGCCCTTCACCGGGATGACGGACGTTCCGAGTGGTGAGGGTGTCACCTTGACCAAGGGTGGAGTCACAGCAACAATCAATCGGTGGGTGATCACCTCGGGCGATGTTACCAGCGACACGGCCGCCGGTTATTTTGTGATCAGTGGTGTTAGTGGTGGCAGTTTCAGCGCTGGCGCCGCAACCTTCCCGGGCGGCACGGCCACGCTGGGTGGGGTGCAGCAGGCAATTACTCTGACCCCCGGTGGGATGTACAACTTCACTATCGGAAACTTCACAGCCAGCACAGCTACACGCCGAATTTATGGCGCCGATGGTGTGAATGATGCTTTCGAATTTGATGGTTCGGTTTATGTTCCGCTTACCGTTGCGGGCGCGACATCCAAACCCTCCATTGCACAGGTCCATGCGAATCACCTGATGCTGGTGTTCGGCAGTTCCATCATTCACTCGGCACTGGGTAACCCCTACAACTTCGAGGTGATCAACGGGGCTGGTGAAATTGGGACAGGTGGGGCCATTACCGGGCTATTAATCCAGCCGGGCAATCAAGGCACACAAGCCCTTATGGTGTTCGCCCGCAACTCAACGTGGGTGCTTTACGGCACCTCGTCTTCCGATTGGAACTTCGTCAATTTCAATGTCGGCATCGGTGCTTGGGAGGGTACAACCCAAAACCTCTTTGATGCTTTCGGCTTGGACGATCGCGGCGTCACGATGATGTCGCAAACCCTGAAGTACGGTAACTTTGAGGCTGCCACCCTCACCTACAATATTCGCCCCTTCATCATCAGTCAGCGGGGTCTTGCGGTGTGTTCCGGTTTGAGTCGGGAGAACGGCCAATACCGGGTCTATTTTTCAACAGGCTACGGTCTCTATGTGACCGTTAGCCCTGAAGGTGTGATGGGTCACGGTGTTGTGCTTTACCCCGACATCCCGACAACCTATAGCGATGCTGAGTTCTCAACCGGTGAGACTTGCGCCCTGTTCGGAACAGATGATGGTTATGTGATGCGAAACGACGTGGGTACCAGCTTCGACGGCGCCCCGATCAATGCCTACATGAACACCAACATCAACTCGTCCAAGAGCCCCCGCATGCGCAAGCGCTATCGCCGCTGCGTGCTTGAGCTTCAGGGTAGCAGCTACGTTGAGTTGCAGGTTGGCTACTCGTTCGAATGGGCCAGTGAGCGAATCCTGCCCCACAGCTTCGAGGGGGGTTCCATTCAGTTTGCCAGCCTCGCCTTCTGGGATGAGTTCATCTGGGACACCTTCTTCTGGGATGGTCGATCCAATGATACGGTGTCGGTCGAACTGTCCGGGACCGGGGAAAACATGCAGATGATGGTCGTTCTTGATTCCGATTATGTCTCTGAATTCACAATCCCCAGTGCCATTTTTCACTACACACCACGTCGCGGCAATCGGTGATACACTTCCGCAAATTCTGAGCGAGAAAACTAATGTCAAACGAATATTTCCAACCCGGCTCCGTACCTGCACCGAACGCCCCCGGTTCTTCGGCGGTGATTCGTAGTGAATTCACCAGCGTGGGGGCTGCCTTTGACAAACTTCCCGTCATGGCCGGTCACGCCAATGAAATCGTTGCCATTAACGGCACCGGCACCGGGCTGGTAAATTCGGGCATTATACTTGCTGACTTCGTAACGCTCGCAGGTGCGCAGACCATCACCAACAAAACGATCGCTTGGGCTAGTAACACCTTCCCGGGGTTTGGCACTGGCGCCACGAAGAACGCTGGCACCGGTGCTGGTGAAGTTCTCCTTCTGGACACCAACAACCAGTTGCCGGCGCTCGACGGCTCACTGCTTACCGGCATAACCACCAGCATCATCACGGGTGTAGTTGATATTGCTCACGGGGGTACGGGTGCAAGTGATCTGGGTAGCGCCCAGACAGCGCTTGGAATTGACCTCAAAGCCGATGCCAATAATGCGGTACTTACCGGCGCCCCTACAGCGCCAACCCCGGCAACGGGTGACAACTCGGCACGGATTGCCACCACGTATTTCGTCACGGAAACGGTAGCGGCCATTGGTGCCTTCGCTCCGTCGAACGCAAACCCCCTGATGAACGGTGTTGCGACCCCCGGTGTTGGTGCGTTGGGCTCACGCGATGACCACGTTCATCCGACCGACACCACCCGCGCACCGCTCGCCTCCCCGGTATTCACCGGCAACCCGACCGCCCCAACCCCAAGCCCGGGTGATAATGATTTGTCCATCGCCACCACGGCCTTCGTGAATGCTGAGATCGCGGCCGATCGCCCATACTCCGACACCAACCCCCTGATTAACGGTGTGGCTGCACAGGGGGTCTCCGCGCGCGTGTCTCGCCAAGACCACGTTCATCCGAGTGACACGACCCGCGCGCCGCTTGCATCCCCCACCTTCACCGGTGACCCCAAAGCTCCGACACCGCTAACCACCGACAACGACACCTCTATCGCCACCACGGCTTTCGTGCAGAGCTTGGTGGCCCAGCAACCGTTCGGCATGTTGCCGTCGAACAGTGTGCCGATGATGAACGGCGTGGCCGCGGCAGGGCTTGGGGTGACGGGCTCACGCGATGACCACGTTCATCCGACTGACACAAGCCGCGCGCCGCTCGCCTCCCCAGCATTCACCGGCAACCCGACGGCCCCAACACCAACCCCGGGTGACAACGACACATCTATCGCCACCACAGCATTTGTCAATGCTGAGATCGCGGCCGATCGCCCGTACTCCGACACCAACCCACTGATCAACGGTGTGGCTGCACAGGGGGTCTCCGCGCGCGTGTCTCGTCAAGACCACGTTCATCCGACCGACACCACCCGTTTACCCGTGACGGGTGGGTCCATTACCGCTAATAGCGCCAGTGCTGCACTTACAGTTACACAGACGGGTGCTGGTAATGCTTTTGTTGTTGAGGATGTAGCTAGTGACACTACTCCTTTCATAATTGATGCAAACGGTAAAGTAGTGATAGGGGCAGCCGCAGCTACCTCCTATCCCATATCCAGCACCACCCTAGGCAGCGCCCACAAACTAGAGATACAAGGATCAGGGGCAGAGGCTAGTCTCCCTATAGCTAGCTTTAATAGCCCTACCAGTACAGTAGGCCCTACAGTCACACTTGCTAGGTCACGAGGAGCAGTAGGTGCTCAGGCCATTGTTATGGACGACGATATATTAGGTAGAATCAATTTCCTAGGCTCAGATGGGCAGACTGTAGCAGTTGGGACTGGGTGGATTAGGGCAGCCTGTATTGAGGCTAAAGTAGATGGTACTCCAAGCGCAGGCTCAGTGCCTGCCCGACTTAGCTTCTCTACTACGTCCAGCGGCTCTAATGTGCCTGCTGAGAGAATGCAGATTGATAGCGCTGGGCTAGTTACCATTAATAATGGCTTGGCTATCTCAAAAACCGCAGTCACATCCCCGGTAGCTTCTGATGGCAATGTCTTCTCTGGGACTTACACGCCGACGCTGACTAACACGACTAACGTGGCACTCAGTACAGCGCAAGTATCTCAATATATGTGCGTTGGTAATGTGGTAACTGTCAGTGGCTTTTTGTTGATTGACCCAACCGCAGCGGGTGATACTATCTTAGGTATGTCACTGCCCATTGCGTCTAATTTTGCAACACAGGTTGAGGCTGGTGGCACCTTCTATTGTCAGTCTGGCGTTAGCGAGGGCGGCGGTATTCTTGCAGATGCAACCAACAACAGGGTGACACTTAATTTTATGGCAACCAGTCTTATACCTAACACGTATTCCTACTCCTTTACATATTTGGTGATCTAAATGTCAGTTACCTTCAACACCCGTGAAAAGAAGATCACAGTAGCCTCAGAATCTGGTTTTGCCCAAGACTACTTCGACAGTGAATCCTACCTCACTGACTTCCCGGATCGTGAAGCTGATTGTTATGTCTTCACACATGTTCCGCCAATCACTGCAACCATAGTCCCTCAAGTCATTACTATGCGCCAAGCCAAGCTGGTACTCCTAGCTGCAGGATTGCTGGATACGGTAAATGCTGTGGTGGCTAGTGCCGATCAAGTTACACAGATCGAATGGGAATATGCGGCAGAAGTGAATCGTAGCTGGCCTACATTGGTTGCCCTACAAGGTGCATTGGGGCTATCTGATACAGCACTGGATAATCTCTTCATTGCCGGGGCCGCACTGTGAATCTGACCCCACTGGAACATGCCGCAGAGGCGCTGGGTATTCTGGTGATCATTTACATTGTGACCACCCTCATGGGTAACCCAAACCCGCTGGCCGGTGCGCTGGCTGGTGCATTCTTCTTCATTGGCAGGGAACACACCCAAGCCGAGTATCGGTGGATTGATTTGTTTGGGCGCGGCAAGCGTATCAACCTACCATGGTGGGGTGGCTTTGACCCGAAGGTATGGACTAAATTAGATAGTTGGCTTGATTGGGTTGTACCAACCCTAGTCTGTTTGGGCGCGGCATGGTTCGCCGGGTGGTGATGGGTTGCGCTCGGTGAGTGCCGGGGCGTACAATCGCAACAATATCAAGGAGTAGTAAATGGCTATCACCACACCAGTTATGAACACAGCGGCAACGCTTAACATGACGCCGGCTCAAATTGCAGCTGCGAAAACTGCCTCCGCCGCCGCATCCACAGGGGTGGCGGCCACCAACATTGCTGATGCAAAAGCCGCATCCATGGGTACCGGTGCTCTAGCCAATGCTGCTAATGCCACCAATGTGGCCGATGCAACTGGCGCGGGCATGGGTGCCGGTGCTAAATCAACCACGGCCACCGCAGCCAATGTCGCCGATGCAACTGCCGCGGGCATGGGTACAGGTGCGCAATCGAGTGCCGCCAATGCGGGAATAGCCTCACAGTGGGGTGCCACCAACATTGACCTCGCCGCGCTTGAGCGGGGGCAGACAACCACATCAGCCCAGCAATTATCCGGGATTCTGAACAAGGGTGGGGCGCTGATGCAGCAATCCGCCACGACCGGTAATCAACAAGCCGCTTCGCGCGGGTTACTCAATTCAAGTATGGGCATTCAGGCCGCGCAAAATGCCATGATTGCCAACGCATCCCCGTTGGCGCAGGCCGATGCGAACAGCCTGAACAACATGTCACAGTTCAACGCCACCACCCGCAACCAAGCTATCGGCACCAACGCTGCCGCACAGAACTCCGCCGGTCAGTTCAATGCGGGGGCTAAAAATCAGATGGCACAGTTCAACGCCAGCAACCAGCAGCAGACCAACTTGGCCAACCAGAACGCAACGAACCAAGCGTCACAGTTCAACGCCAGCAACCAGCAGCAGACCAACTTGGCCAACATGGCAACCAATGTTGCTGAGAATCAATTCAATGCGGCCAACACGCAGCAGACCAACTTGGCCAACCAGAACGCAGCGAACCAAGCATCACAATTCAACGCAGGTAACCAGCAGCAAACCAGCTTGGCCAACCTCCAAGCCAACATTGCCGAGAACCAGTTCAACGCCAGCAACCAGCAGCAGACGAACTTGGCCAATCAGAGTTCGCTGAATCAGGCCGCCCAGACAAACGCGGCCAACCAGCAACAAACCACCCTGAGCAACATGCAGGCCAACATCGGTGAGAGCCAGTTCGCCGCGCAGCAGGGGCAGCAAAACCAGCAGTTTAATGCCAGCAACCAGCAGCAGACGAACTTGGCCAATCAGGCGGCACAGAACCGCGTCAATGAGGTGAATGCCGCCAATAAGCAGCAAGCCGCCCAGTTGAATCAGCAGCAAGGTAATGCCCAGAACCAGTTCAACGCCAGCCAAAAGAACGAGGGCATGGTGAAGGCGATGGACATTAACAGCCGCGAACAACTGGCTAACATTGAGTCCAACTATAAGCAACTCATGCAGGTGAATTCGAGTGCTGGTGGGCTCTATGAACAGACGATGAAGAATATCACCGACGTGCAGAATAACAAAGACATTGCCGACAAGCAGGGTGCGATAAACACCCAGTTAGCATGGTTAAAATCAGGGATGACGATGATTCAAAACCTTAACGGCATCACCGGTCTTGTTGATTTCAGCACCATAACGAAACCATAATGCGAATCCCAGCTGACGTTCAGAGCTACCAAGCCCGCGCTCCGCGTTATGTGGGGGTGCGTGGCCCATGGCTTGAGCATTTGGTTGAAGATGAAAACCTCAGCTACGAAGAAGCGATGGCGGCGCTGGTCGATTGGGAGTTGATACCCTACATTGACGAAAAGGATGGTCACATGGCCACCCTGCTCAAGCGAAACAAAGAGGTGCATTTTGCCGTGTTTCGCAAGTTCCGCCGCAAAGGCCATGTCACGCTGCGCCGCATTATGGATTTCCTTCAGCCTATTTTGGACAAGGAGATTTTCCTTGTGACCAAGGTTGGCCGCGGTGAGGACGCGCGCTTTATCGAGCGCTTGGGTTTTCAACCCCTTGGCGTTACAATCGACAGCGAAATTCACACCTATATTTTAAACGAGATCAAGTATGCGAGGCCCCACCATGCAGAGCACTAACACCTTCGAGCTGGCCCGGTATGGTGCCGACCTGAAACACCGCATCCATGACATGCCGATCGGTGACCCGATGTCGGGCGCTCCTTATGGGGAATACCTCAAAAGTAAGGGCCTCGGCATGGTTATTGGGATAGTCGCCTCAGTGGTAACGATGGGTGCAGCTGCCCCCCTTCTGGCAAGCGGCGTACTCGCCAGCCAGATTGCCGGTGGTGTGATGATGGCTGGTGGTGTGCTCTCAGGTGTGGGTGCTGTCACAGGTAACAAGAAGTTATCCAAGATTGGCGGCATCATGTCGCTGGCCGGCGGTGTCGGGGCGCTTGGTGCCGGGCTTGCAACTGCAAACGGAGTAGGTGGTGCTTTCGCATCTGGTTCAGGCTCAGAGGCGCTTGCAACCATGTCCAGTAATTTCATGGATTCAGCGAGCAGCATGAGTGGTGGCTTGGCTTACGGTGACCGTGTTGCCGGGGCCGGTGCGGAAAAGATTGCTGGAGACTTCGCCAAAAACACCGCGGCTGAGGGTTCGGCTAGTACGATCAATCCGGACAATATCAGCAACGGCCCACCAGCAGCATCAGCCGCACCCACACCTGACCCCACGATCAAGTTGCCCGAAGCAGCGAACCCCAATGGCACGCTGACGCTCGACTCTACCAACACCGCCGTTAATCAAAGCACCCAACTCGGTGCCGCCGGTCCAACCGGCGTGCCGCTTGAGGGTACCGCTGTACAACCTGTCACGGCACCCCCCGCTCCGGGTGATGGTCTGAAGTTCAGCGCCAATGACCCGAATGCTGGCGTGATCAACAAAGAACTGACCAAGGGTGGTGGCGATAGTCTGCTAAAGGATACCAACAAGTTTCTCGGTGACAACAAGGAGTTGCTGAAGACCGGCGCCAACGCTCTGGAAATGGGTGTCAAATATGGCATGGGTGGTGACGCCAGTGACGCGCAGATGACTGAGGCGCTGAATCGGGCCAAGGTCTATGACGCCCAAGCCACCTTGCTTGGCACCCAGAACGCGCAGGCCCAGTTCCAACTGGCCAACCAGAACAAGAAATCCGTAATGCTGAGCGCAAACGACCCCGAGCTTGACAAGAAATTGGCAGCGGCAAAGGCTGCCGGCGCGGCTATCGGCATTATCCCGACATTCGGTGGTGGCGGTGTGCAGCAAGCCCCGGGTGCCCAGTTTGGCAACAGCGCGCAAATGGCAAACGCCCAGCAGGTTGTTCGGCCAGCCACTTACGCCCCGCCGACAGCCGGCATCCTCAACAAAGCCGCATAATTCAGGAGCAAGAAGATGGCCCAACCCCAAGCCCCGGTAGTCGCAGGCGCTCAGCCAGAAACCCCCCAACAAGGTGCGCAGGGACAACTCCCGGCGCCGAACCCTGACATCCTGAGCCCCATTGTTCAGGGGCACATGGATGAACTGGAGCAGATGCGCAATCTTCTTGACGGCAAACTCGGTGACGCTTATGACCGCGTGCTGACCGCCGGCATGAAGATGATGTATTCGGCTGACAACTCTCAAATGATGCAGCAGATCATCATGGACGAGGAAATCCCAATCGCCAATAAGCTGGGTGAGGGTATCGCCAATCTGTTGGTCATGATGGACAACCAAGGTAACGGAACCATCCCCAAGGAAGTTTTGGTGCCGGTGGGTGTCGCCCTGATGTTTGAGGCGGCTGACTACCTGTTCGAAGTGGGTATTGAATTCACTGAGGAAGACCTTGGCGATGGCCTTGAACTCCTGATCCGCGCCGTCCTCATTGGCTACAACATCGACCCGTCCAAGTTGGATGATGTGGTGGATGACATGGGTAAAAAGCTGGGGTTCGATGAAACCGAACAGGGTAAGCAGGTTGCCGGTATGAGTGAGCCGCCGGCTGATACATCGCCAACCAACGAGGACGAGGCTTTCCAGCAGGGCTTTGAAGCCGACACAGCGAAGCGCGAAGGGGTGTAAAAATGGGGTTCTCTCTCAGCCGGGCAATGCAGGGCGCCGCTATGGGTGCGGCCCACGCTGCGGGTGAAATCTTCGACGGCATGATTGCCGAGGAACGCAAAACCCGTGAAGCCGATGCTGCTATGCGGCGTCAGCTTGATGTCGCCACCCAACTCCAAACCCATGCCGATGAACTCACCGGTGCGCGCGAAGTCAGCCGTGACGCATTGAAGGAGGCGCGCGCAACCAAGGAGCAGGAAAAGGTAACCGCCCGCATGGGGGCCTACTACACGGACGCTCGCGAAAAAGGCTTGGACCCGAACAAGATTGAGGGGCTACGCCACATCGCAAGCTCAGCGCTTGAGAAGGGTGACATTGGGGTTTATGACAAGATCACCGATAACATCGACAAGCGGGAAAAGAACCTCTCTGACGCTGAAAATCGGAAGCTGCAAATTTCTGCGCTCCATGAGTCGCGTGCAGCCCGTAAGCGTGAAGGTATGGACGCTGAAGACAAGGCGGCGATGAACAGTATCCTCCGTATTGCTGATCGCCTGACTGTTCCCGGGCAGCGTGACCCCGATGATCCGCGCAAGGTTATCGGTGACCCCGATAAGGATGCAGCAAATGCGGCTTTGGCTTGGGCTGAATCCGAAAACGCCAAGGGTCGTAGTTGGAAGGCTGTGCGTAGTGATTTGACTCAGATCATTGACGGATTCGGGAAACAGCCGGCTGAAATCAAGAAGCTCCCAGCTTCCACCCGATTTAATGCTGCCCTTGATTTCTGGAATATGCCGGAAGATAAGCGGCGCGCACCCCCTAAAGTTGCAACTCCGACACCCCCACCGGTACCACGGGCACAAACCGCATCAACGGTACCGGAGAGGCGCGGCTTTCTTGGTACGGTGCTTGGGGTTGGGGTTGATAAACCCTTCGATCCAAACGCAGAACCAGCGCTCGGGGATTAACACGGGTTCGTTTGTGGTGGTATGATTCGGCAACTGAAACGCCGAGGCACGCCATGTCCATTTACGATGATCCAACCTACGCTGAATTCCTGAAGTCCTACGCGCCGACACCTGAGCCCGCTGAGAAAAAGCCGGCAAAGCGAACCGGTGGCGATGTTGCCAGCGATGCGTTTTTCTCGCTGGCCGGTGGTGGCGCAGGGCTCGCCAAGGGTGTCATCTCGACGGCGGTTGGTAATCGCAACGAGCTTTACGACTACTTCGACCGGTCCTCCAAGATCGCGGCGGAAAGTATGTCGGATGCGGCCAAGGCTGAAAAAGCCCAACTCGCCGAGAAACTGCAAAGCGGCGGGCTGACAGATGCGGCGCAGTATGCCCTGACCACACCCGGCCTGATGGCCAACATGATTGTCGAATCCTTGCCCGCAATGGGTGCTGGCGGCGGTGTCGGTGGCATTCTGGCCCGCGGTGTGGGTGCAACCAGTCGCTTCGGTACGGCGCTTGCCAGTGGTGTTGGTGAAGGTACCTTTATGGCTACCGACGTGTATGACAAGACAGCATCTGCCGGCGCCGCATTGCAAGCGCTGGCGCTTGGTACCGTTACTGGCGGCTTGACCCCAAGTAACGTGTTGGCCAGTGCCACCCGCAAAGGTATGACTGAGGCGGTTGAATCCACCGTACCGAGCCTGTTACCCGGCTTGGCCAAAGCGGGCGTAACCGGTGCAGTTGGGCGCGGCGCTGTGAGTGTCGGCCAAGAGGCTGCGCAGGAATTCGTGCAAGAAGGTGGGCAAGCCCTGATCGAACAGGGTGGGCGCGGTGAGCAGTTGGACTTTGAAGCCGCTGCCAAACAGGGTTTTGTCGGCGCCGCCTTGGGTGGTGTTATGGGTGGGGGTATGCACCCTGTTGTTGGTGAAGGTTCCCAACAGGCTCAGCTGGAAATGGCTGAAAAGGTTTTGGCCAAAGACCCAACCAACCCCGTGGCAAATGCTGAAGTCGCACTGCTCCGTGCCCAGCGTGATTATGTTGAAGCCACCCCTGAACAGCGTGTGGCGCTCAAGCCCGCAATGGATGTTGCCCAAGCCGCGGTTGTGGCCGCTCGCAATCCGGAAATCCGTGATGCACAGCAAAACTTGGACACAGCCAAAGCTGAGGTGGTGGTTGATAATGCAGGTATGGAAGGTGCCCGCGCTGCCGCCGATTCAGTTTCGATCGAAACGCAGCGGGGTATCGCTGAATCCACTACTGCCGATGAAGCAATTCAGACTTTCGCAGATGGCCAGCAACCCCATAGCATTCTGACAGTTGATGCGCAGGGTGTGGTAAATACCCGGGCCGGTATGGCTCAGGTTATCCCTGATGTGGTCAATGCCGCATTGGAAGAAGAGGTTGCGCGAGCCAGCACCCCGCTTGCCAGTGGTACCGTAAATCAGGAAGCCTTCCCGGTTGAAGAGGTTGCCGCCCCTAAAGTCAGTGATCAGATTGGCCTGACCCGCGACACCCCGCTTGAGGTTGCTCAAGCCCAACAGGTTGAAGCTGCCGCCACCCCGCTACCGGTGATTGACACCGCCGCATTGGGCGCTGAGGTTGAGGCGGTAACCGCCCCCCGCGTTGCTGC